TGTGGCTCGGCACGCCTACGGGTCTGGGGCATCGAGCGCGGGCCGGTGCTTGCCGGCTCTGTGTCCACTGCTGCGGCGCGTTGATGGTGGCGGTGACTCCGGTTGAGGGGTCACGAGGCTCCCGAATGACACTTCATAAGTGTGCTGTTCAGGGCTACCGAGTCGTAACGCGAGGCTGTAAGCTGTGTATATGGCGAGAGCGTGTGAGCAGTGCGAGGGTCCTCTGGATCTGTTGAAGCCTGGCCGCGTACCGCGGTTCTGTTCGACGCGTTGCCGGGTGGCGTTCCACCGTTCGTCGATTCCGAAGGAGCTGCGTTCCTCGGATCGGTGGGTGCGGTGGACGCCGGCGGTTCGTGGTGGGAAGCGCACGAAGATCCCGTTGCAGCCGGATGGGCGGCCGGCGTCGTCGACCGATGCGTCGACGTGGTCGTCGTACGCGCAGGTTCGGTCGCACTCACGCAAGGGGTTCGTCCTCGGCGGCGGAATCGGCTGCATCGACCTCGACCACTGCCTTGTTGATGGTGTGCCCACGGAGGCTGCGCAGCGGTTCTTGGATTCGGTCCCGGGCACGTACACGGAGATTTCCCCATCGGGCGATGGTCTCCATTTGTGGTTCCGGATGCCGGAGGCGCGAGGAACGAAACGGACTGTCGATGGATTGTCGGTGGAGACCTACTCGGCGGGGCGCTACATCACAGTGACCGGCGTTCGATTCGGCAGCTCCTCGATGATTGCCAAACTCGATCCGAAGTAGACGCGGTTCAGGCTGCGAGGTGCAGGAGATCCGGGGCACTGTCACGCCAGCAGGCGTAGTGGATGGTGTCCCAGATGGTGGCGACGTCCGGGAGGGCGACGGGGGTTCCTTCGGGGACGAGCCCGTCCATGATGTCGTTCTCGTGGAAGCCTTCGATCGAGGAGGCCACGCTGCCGAGGTTGTACTCGTGGTAGTCGTAGCCGGCGTCGGTGATCATGTCGATCAGGATCTCGATGATCTGCGCTGTGGTCATGCCCCCACAGTACACCCAACTAGGTGTTGGCACACAGCCCAGCGGTGCGGTTTTCCGCCGTAGATTGCACCCAGTCGGGTGATAGTGTCGATGACATGCACGTTTACCTCTCGATGAGCGATGTCGCCGACCGGCTCGACCGGAACCTGAACACGCTCAAGGCGCAGTACCGCCAGGGAAAGATGCCGACCCCGGACGCCCGAATCGGGTTGGAGGGCAAGGTTTGGTTCGGCTGGCTCGAAAGCACCATCGACGACTGGGCAGCGGGCAACTGACGCACGCCCACAACTGTTTTCATCCAATAGGGGAGGTTGCAATGGCTGGTCGCGGACCCGCTCCCAAGCCGGCATCTCGCCGAGCCCGGACGAACAAGGACCCCGTCGGTTCGACCGTCCTGCGATTCGTGAAAGCCGATGCGCCTGAACTCCCGGATGACATCGACTGGCATTCCCGGACGGTGGAGTGGTGGGGGATCTGGCAGCGTTCCGCTCAGGCGGACACGTTCACGGAGTCGGACTGGTCATTCCTCCTGGACACCGCGTTGATGCATCACGCGATGTGGTCGAAGGGCCAGTGGACTCTGGCGGCCGAGGTGCGTCTGCGGGTGGCAAAGTACGGCGCCACTCCGGAGGATCGTGCTCGTCTGCGGATGGTGTTCGCGGATGCTGATGCGAAGGACGAGAAGCGGGCATCGAAGACCCCGTCGTCGCGTCAGACGTTCGGCCCGTTGAAGGCTGTCGATGGTGCCTGATGCCGTGGAGGCCATCGACCCCCGGTGAGGTTCCGACCCTGGGGTATTACGCGATCGACTGGATTCAGGACAACCTCGCCGCCCCGGACAGGGTGGAGTACGAGCCCTACCTTCTGACTCGGGAGATGTCGGAGTTCATCCTCCGGTTCTACGAGTTGCACCCCATGACGGGTGAGCGGATTTACCGCCGCGGCGTTCTGTCCCGAGCTCGTGGTTGGGGTAAGTCGCCTTTTCTCGCTGCGATCGCCATTCTCGAAGGTTTGGGCGATGTGGTTCCGGATGGGTGGGACGAGGCGGGCCAGCCGGTGGGGAAGCCGTGGTCCGCTGTCCGCACTCCTCTGATTCAGGTGTCTGCGGTGTCGGAGAAGCAGACGCAGAACTCGTGGACGCCGTTGTTGGAGATGTTGCACGCCGACGCTCCGGTGTACGACGAGTATCCCGGCCTGGAGCCTCTTGCCGGGTTCGTCAATCTCCCTCACGGAAAGATCGAGCCGATCACGTCGAGCTCGTCGTCCGTGAAGGGCAACAAGGCGTGTTTCGCGATCATGGACCAGACGGAGGAATGGAAGCCGTCCAACGGTGGCGTGAAGATGTACGAGACGATGAAGTCGAACGCCGCGAAGATCGGCGGGTCGTTCATCGAGACTCCGAACGCCTTCACTCCTGGTGATGAGTCGGTGGCGGAGCGGACCGCGAATGCGTGGTCTGCGATGCAGGAGGGCCGCGCCAAGATGGATCGCGGCATTCTGTACGACCACCGCGAAGCTCCCCCGGAGACGGACCTGGCCGACGAGGTGTCACTGACCGCCGGCCTCCGGTACGCATACGGGGATTCGTCGGACCACCCTGACGGGTGCGTGCTCCACGATCCTCCCTGTGCGCCGGGGTGGTCTCCGCTGGAGTCGTTGAAGGCGACGATCTGGGATCCGGACACGCTGGTGCAGAAGGCTGTGTCGGACTTCTTGAATCAGATCACTCACGCGACGAATGCGTGGTTGTCGCAGCCGGAGTGGGCAGGGTGCGCGGACGCGACGAAGGTTGTCGCGGACAAGGACGTCATCACTCTCGGGTTCGACGGTTCCCGCGGCCGGTTCAAGGGCAAGCCCGATGCCACTGCGCTGATCGGGTGTCGGGTGTCGGACGGGCATGTGTTCGAGGTGTTCGTCGACGAGGCGGATGACAACCCGAAGTCGTGGCCGGAATGGCAACCCAACATCACCGCCCTGGAGGCGGCGATCGGGCAGGCGTTTCAGAAGTACACGGTGGCGGCGTTCTACGCGGACCCCGGTAAGGACTGGCGTTCCCACGTGAACAAGTGGGAGGCCCGCTGGGGGTCGAAGGTGTCGATCAAGTCGAACGCGAATCACCCGTTCGAGTGGTGGATGACCGGTGGCCGTTCAGGTTTGGTGCAGCGTGCCATCGAGCAACTCGAAGGTGCTGTGCGGAATGTGGACATGTCGCATTCGGGGTCGTTCGCGTTGACCCGTCATGTGCTCAATGCTCGCCGCCGTTTGTCGGCGGGGAAGTTGGCGTTAGGCAAAGAGTCCGACTATTCGGCGAAGAAGATCGACGCTGCTGTTGCGGCGGTGTTGGCGTGGCAGGCCCGTTTGGACGCTGTCGCAAAGGGTGTTGGTCGTCGTCCGAAGAGAACTGCATACCGCGTGAGATGAGAGGGGGAACCGGTGAATCGTGACCCCCAGGCGGATAGTCCAGAGTGGTGGCTCAGGTTTCTGATGCTGCGTTTCAACGAGCGGATCCCTGATTCTCAGCGGGACACGTATTCGTCGGAGGGTAAGCCGGCCACTCGCCGGGAACGGCTGGACCTGCTGTGGAACTACTACACCGGTAAGCCCCCTCTGCCGCAGGTGGCGGATCAGTACAAGCCTGCGTTCGAGAAGGTGATGCGCAAGGCTCGCGCCAATTACGCCACCATGAGCGTGGACGTGATGACCGATCGTTGCACCCTGAACGGTGTCGCGACGGCGACGGACAACACCCCCGACGGTGATGATCTGGCGCGTCAGATCCAGGAGGCCAGTAACTTCGCTGCCCTCCACAAGGACGTGCAGGCGTACCTGTTCTCGATGTCCGAGGCGTACGTGATGGTCATCCCGTCCGACGGGTTGCCGATCATGACGGCGGAGGATCCGCGGTGGTGCATCGGCCAGCCGGATCCGTTGCGGCCGGGTCGGTTGCAGGCGGCGTTGAAGTTCTACCGCGACGACATCAAGGATCAGGACGTAGCCCTGCTGTTCCTTCCGGGCGTGAAGTACACGGCTCGCCGTGCACCGGGGAAGACTTCGGTTCGGCACCTGGACTTGTCGCAGTGGGAGTGGGACGGACAGCCGGAACGGTTGCCGCAGATCGCCGGCCTCGGTGGTATCCCGATCGTGCGGTTCGAGAACAAGATGGGCATGGGGGAGTTCGAGCCCCACCTGGATCTCCTCGACCGCATCATGGACACGATCCTCCAGCGCATCGTCATCACCTGGTACCAGTCCTTCCGCCAGCGTGCGGTGATCGGCGACTTCGAGGACGACGACTCCGGCAATCCCGTGGAAACGGGGTCGCTGATCGACGAGGTGGCCCCTGATGTGGATCTCGCCGACGTGTTACAGGCGGATCCGGGTGCGCTGTGGAAGCTGCCGGAGGGTTTCACGTTCTGGGAGTCCTCGCAGGCGGATCTGACGCCGATTCTGAATTCGGTGCGTGATGACGTGAAGGAGTTCGCGGCGTCGACTCGTACGCCGTTGCACATCATCACTCCGGATGCGGCGAACGGTTCCGCCGAGGGCGCCGCGCTGATGCGTGAGGCGCTGGAGGACAAGGTCGACGACCGTCAGGCACGGATGACGCCGGGGTGGTTGTCGGTGTTCGCGTTGGCGTTTGCGTTTGCGGGTGAGAAGGGTCGGGTGGACGGTATGCGTTTGCTGTGGGCTCCGGTTCGCCGGCATTCGTTGGAGGCTCAGGCGTCTGCGGTGTCTCAGACGACGGGTGTGATGTCGAGGCGTGAGCAGTTGACTCGAATCATGGGCTTCACCCCGGTGGAGGCGGAGCGGAACCTGCAGGAGTTGATCTCGGATCAGCTGGTGTTCCCGCAGTCCACTCCTGAGCGGTGACATCGCCGGAGCAGGTGTTGGTGGACGCTAGGGCTCAGGCTGCGGCGCTCTACACGGCATCTCAGGTTCGTCCGTCGGTGACGCAGACGGTTGCGGAGTCGGTGGAGTCGGCGGCGCAGATGACGCAGTCGGTGATCGATCGCACCACAGCTCGGGTTACTGCGCTGTGGGAGCGGGTCGACCCCTATGACGGTCGCGCTGTGGAGCAGTTCAGCAGGCAGGCCGCGCAGGTAACTGTGGCAGCACAGGATCAGGTCGCTCGTATCCATGTGGCGTCTCAGGCGCGACAGTTGGAGTCGATGGGTGTCACCGTGCGTGTCACGCCGTCGGTTCCGGAGGATGTGCGTCTGGCGTCTCGCGCCGACACTCCTGTTTCGCGCCCTCGGGTGGTGGTGGAGGAGATTCCGGACGTCGACATCGAGTACGGATCCAATCGTGTGCAGGTGACGATGGACCCGGAGGATTCGACGACGGTCCAGGTGTTCAACCGGCCGGCTCGGGCGTACCGCTACCAGAAGTCGATCGGCGCTGACGATGCCACTGCGGTATCGGTGTCGGTGCAGCGCATCGAGGACCTGGTGGACGGTAACGCGATCCTCGCCCAGCGGATGGCGGAGGAGCAGGTCCTCGCCAACGCGGTGGATCTGGACAACCCGATCATCGGGTGGCGCAGGATCATCCACCCTGAGGTTGTCACCAAGACCGGCGTGTGCGGGTTGTGTGTCGCTGCGGCGACCCGGTTCTATCACATCAGGAACCTCAAGGCGATCCACAGCAACTGCAACTGCACCATCGCTGCGGTCACCGAGGATGAGGATCCCGGCCTGGAGTTGAACGAGGAAGATTTCGACATCCTCTACTCAGCCGCCGGTGAGGCATCGGGTGGGTCGAGGTCCACCTTCGGGCGTGACTTGAAGAAGATCCGCTACCGCACCGATGAGCACGGCGAACTCGGGCTGGTCCTCAAACCCCGACCGGGGGAGAGGATTCAGCACTTCACGAGTGAGAATCCGGACGGATTCATCACCCTGTACCACGCTACGAGCGACAAGGCCGCTGCGGCGATCGTCAAGGAGGGGTTCGCCCCGAAGTACGACGAGGGTATAGAAGCGTCGTACGCGCAGTCTCAAGGCGCGTACGGGTTCTTCACCCGCCGCCCTGGTGGTCAGGCCGGCTACGGAGACGCCACTGTCGCTGTGCGGGTATCGAAGTCGGCTGTCGAGCGCGACCCGTGGTCGGGGCATGTCCGTGTGAAGTTGGCGGACCTCCCGAAGGACGGGTTCACGCTCCACCGGCCTCGCAGATAACAGACTTCCCACACCAGGTGGGTTGCCCGTCATGGGCGCACAACAAATCCCGACAGGGGAGATATTCGCATGACCGACACATCCACCAGCACCGAGCAGACCGACGGAAGCCAGCAGACGCCCGACACGGGTTCCTCTGACGGTTTCCCGGCAAACACTCCTGTGGCGGAGATGGAACCGGCTCAGCAGGCTGCGTACTGGAAGCATCAGTCGCGCAAGCACGAGGGGCGGGCGTCGGCCTTCAATGGCGGTTTGACCGCTGCGGAGGCTCAGGCGCTTCAGGAACGCATCGCCGCTTTCGAGCAGGAGAAGTTGACGGACCAGGAACGTGCCGTCGCCACCGCTGCGGAGCAGGCTCGGGCCGATGCTCGCGCCGAGGCCGAGCGGGAGTTGCTCCCGAAGCTGCAGGAGATGCAGGTCCGTACCTACGCGGCCACGATCCTGTCGAAGGATCAGCTTCAGGCGTGGGTTCCGACGGTGAATCTGCAGGCGTTCGTCGGCGAAGCCGGCGAGGTGGATGAAGAGAAGGTCATGGGGACGCTGACCGCCATTTTCGGCGAACCCCAGCACCAGCAGCGGGACTGGGGACAGTTCCGTAACGGTGATCGACGGGCTACGCCAGGTGAGTCCGGTCGTGCGGAAGCCGAACGACGATTCGGTACCAAGTAAACCAACTCCCTGAAAGGGATCTCACATGACTGATATTTCGGTGGCAAGCACCGGGTACCAGGTCGAGAACCGGTCGTGGCTCATCAGCGCGCACGGAACCGACCCCGGTACCACTCCTTCCGTGGTCCTCGACCTGTCGAAGTTCACCGCGGGCACCCACTTCCCGAACGGGTACATCCCCTCGGGCATCGCGCTCGGCAAGGTGACGGCGACCGGCCTGTACGGGCCGTACGACAACACCGCGACAGACGGCCGCGAGACCGCAGTGGGACACCTGTTCTCCACGCTCGGTGTCCGCACGGGCCAGACAAAGGTCGGCGGGGCGCTCGTCGTTCACGGGTTCATCCGTGAGTCGAAGCTGCCGTTCACCATCGACGCGGCCGGCAAGACCGACCTCAAGTCCTCCATCATCTATTCCTGACTAGGAGCCGAACATGGCAATCTTCTTCGATGCTCCGGTCCCCCCGGAGGATGTCACCACCTTCACCCGCAACGTGCCGCTGCCGGCTGGCAACAAACTGTCGGCGCTGTTCCCCCGCGTGGAGAAGGATTCCAACACCTACGATTTCGCGGAGATCATCCGCACGAACCGCACCGCGAAGTACCGGTCGTTCGACGGACGCATCCACGTCTCCGAGCGGGACGTCGGCTCCGAGAAGCGAGTCAAGCTCGCTCCGCTGTCCTCGTCGATCGGCATGGGCGAGTACGAGCGTCTGCAGGTCGAATTCGCTCGCACGGGCGGAACCAATCAGCGTGCCCTCGTCGCGTCCATCTACAACGATGCGGAGAATCTCACCAACGAGGTCCTCAACCGCATGGAGCTCGCATGGGGTGACGTCCTGACGGACGGCAAGCTCACCATCCCGGAGCTCGGCGGCATGGAAGCCGACTACGGTTTGCCGGCGAATCACAGTGTGTCTGCGGCGACGTCGTGGGCGACTGTGGCGACCGCGCAGGCACTGTCGGAGATCGTGTCGTGGGTCGACACCTACGTCGACACGAACGGCACGAAGCCGGGTTCGGTGCTGACGTCGCTGCGTGTTCAGCGTCTTCTGCTGAAGAACAAGGAGATCATCGACGCGGTGTACGGCTCCACTCAGGGCCGCACCCACGTCACCTTGCTGGACCTGAACAACCTGCTGTCGTCGGAGGGTCTGCCGACCATCCTCGACACGTACGACACGAAGCTCGATGTCGATGGGACGTCGACCCGTGTGATCGCGGACGACAAGGTCATGTTCCTCCCGGAGAACCTCGGCGATCTGGGTGAGACCGTGTACGGCCTCACTGCGACCGCCTTGGAGCTGGTGAACTCGGCGCAGGCGGATCTGTCGTTCGAGAACGCTCCCGGCATCGTCGGTGTGGTCATCAAGGACGGTCCTCCGTTCCGCCAGTGGACCTACGTCGACGCTGTGGGTCAGCCGGTGCTGAAGGACGCGAAGAAGCTGTTCGTCGCGGACGTCATCTCCTGATGTCTTCTCTGGTCGCGTTCGTGCATGTGCACGACGAGGACGGCGCAGCGCATGTGTTCGGTCCTGGTGACACCGTTCCCGAGTGGGCGCGGACGAAGATCACCAATCCGTCGGTGTGGGATACCCCTGAGGTTCCTGTACCGGCGAAGGCCGGCGCGAAGGGTGGCCGCGACAAGTGGGCCGCATACGCGGAATCGAAGGGAGTCGTCGTGGAGAAGGACTGGGGCCGCGACGACATCATCGAGCACTTGCAGTCCGAAGGGGTAGCGGTCGACTGATGCGGTATTTCGCGGAGTTCGATGATGTGGACAAGAGTTTCGAGGGGACCGTTCCCGAAGAGATGAGGTCGTACATCGAGACGAAGATCGAAGAGGCGGAGACGCTTCTGAGGTCGAGGGTTCCGCGTCTGCTCGACATCATGGCCGCCACCGAGATGGACAGGCTGAACGCTCGCAGGGTCGTGTGCGCTGCGGTCCTGCGGGTGTTCCGCAATCCCACCGGTGTGCAGCAGCAGTCGTCGGGTCCGTGGTCGGTGACGTTGTCGATGGACAACGCGACCGGCGTTCTGGATTTCACCGCGGATGAGCTTTCGGTGTTCGGCGGCGGCCGTCGCCGGAAGTTCGGAATGGTAGGGGTGTCTCGCCCCTGGTACGTGTGATGCCGTTCGGTGACACGGTCACTGTTCTACGTCGCCCGCCGCGGTCGAAGGTCGGCGATGCTGCTTTCGACGAGCACCACACGATCGCGGGTGTGGGAATCGACTGGGCCGCTACTACGGAGAGCAATTCGGGGAACACGGTTGCGGATGACAACCGTGAGGCCGTGTCCACCGATGTCGTTCTCTACTGCCCGTGGGGTGTCGATGTGCTGTCCTCCGACCGGGTGGAGTTGCCCGACGGTGACGTGTATCGGGTGATGGGTAAACCGCTTCCCGGTAAATCTCCTCTGACGGGGTGGAAGCCGGGGGTTCTCGTGAAGTTGCAACGAATCGAGGGCTGATATGGCGTACCGCGAGGGTTACCTCGATTACCAGGTGCCACGACAGGGTGCGGATGTTTTGGCTGATTTCCTGAAGGGTCCGGAGTTGCGGTCCCTCATGGGGGAGATGGGCGAGCTCGGGTTGGCGGTGTTCCGCGAGAACGCCCGCAAGCGGTCCGGATTGAACGCTCGGTCGTCTCGCTCGTACACGGAGATCGGCGGCGCCCGGTTGGACCGGTGGACGGGTGTCGTGGAGTCCTACGGCCCGTACGGCACGTCCCGTGAGTTCGGTTCGTCCCGTAACCCTGCGGAGAACAACCTGATGCAGGTGCGGGCGATGTTCGGGGGTGGTCGTGTTCCCTGATGCCGAACTGGTGGTCCTGTCTCTGCTGGACGACCTGGGGTACACGTGCACGTTCCTCCCGGATGAAGCCGAGTGGAAGTCCATGCCGTCGGTGATCGTCGTCAATCGTGTCGGTGGTGGTTCCGATGGGATCACCGACCGCCCCCTGCTTCAAGTGGGGGTGTACGCGAAGGAGTCCCGCACTCGTGCGTGGGCGGTGGCGACGTCGGTGCGGGAGCGGATGCTCCGGTCCGGTGGTAAGGCGGTCGCCGGTGTGCTCATCGATTCGGTCCGAGAAGCGCAGGGTGTGCAGCAACTTCCGGATCTGAACCCGGACAACAAGTTCGTCGCTGCCACGTTCCAAATGTCCTTCAGGCGCGTTTTCGCGGCCTGATCTTTTCACGTTTCACACCGCTCCCCTCGTGGGCGGTCATTTGTCATGCCCACATGAAGGAGATCACTCATGGCTTCATTCGACACTCTCGCCGATTTCAAGGACGACCTGGTTCGCAAGGTCCTCGCCGGCGCCGTCCTCGACGCCCCCATGACCGCGTCGCTGCCGACGTCCCTGACGACCGGTGCGTCGTCGGACCTGTCCACCACCACCGGGTTCACGTCCCTCGGTCGCATCTCCGACGCCGGCCTGTCCGCGTCGGCCGACACCGAGTCCTCGGGCGTTCCCGGATGGGGCGCCCTGGAGGATGTGCGTACCGACATCATCCGCCGCACCGCCACGTTCAGCTTCTCCTGCCTGGAGACGAAGAAGAGCGTCCTGTCGCTGTACTACAACCAGGACCTCTCCGCGGTCACCGCGGACGCCACCACCGGTGAGGTGTCCTTCACGGAGGCTACGAAGCCGGACACCCGCTACCGCCGGATGATCCTGCTGGGCATCGACGGTGAGGGGGCGAACGCCATCTACATTGCACGGTTCCTTCCCCGCGCCACCGTCTCCGAGGTGTCGGAGCAGACGTGGTCGACGGAGGACGCTCTGGCGTACCAGATGACGGTCACCGCGAAGATCGACTCCACCCTCGGCTACGCCGTCAAGCACCTCTACGGCGGCCCCGGATGGAAGGCCCTGAACGCCAAGATGGGCTTCACGGGCGCCTGATCGTTGGTCCGCGCCGGTGACTTCCCAGGGCTCGGCGCGGACCAACTCACCAACCCTGGGATCTCACTGTGAAAGCGGTATCTGACATGGCATTCGAGCCGATCAAGTTGGTGTCCCCCGATGGTCGCGACTACACCTGCGACTCCGCGGTGGAGTTCAACAACCTCATCAACAAGGGCTACACCCCGAAGCAGAACGTGAAGCCGGAGACGGTTCTCGCGAAGGCTGCCGAGTCCGACAAGTCGTCCAAGTAACACCTCACCCTGGGAGCACGGAAATGGTCACGAAAGCAACGCCGAAGAAGTCACGCTGGGCGACCCTGAAGGCGGAAGCCCTCAAGGAGTACGAGCCCTCCCCGCCGTACCTGTTCGATGCGGTGGATCCCCCGATCGAGATCAAGTCGCCGGACTCGATCGAGCAGACCCTCGCTCTGGCGTCTCTGCTCGATTCGTCGGGTGCGATCTCGGAGCGTGACTTCAAGTCGCTGCTGCAGACAATCTGCGGGAAGTCGTTCCCCGCGGTGTGGGCGGTACTGGCGGATGAGCCGGCGGGTGTGCTGATGCCGTTCATCAACGACCTCAGTGACCATTTCAGTGCAACTCCTCCGGAGACCGAGGGGCTTCCGGGAAAAGAGTAGGGCTCGTCCAGCTCCTCGAAAAGTATGCCGAGGAAATCGAGTGGGATCTGCAGACCCGTGCAAACGGTGTGGATCTCCTCGATTTCTTTCGGGGGGTGCGGCCGTGGGGCCAGTTCTACCGACTACTGAAGCGACTTCCCGCTGATGGGGCTTTCAAGGCGGCTCAGGCGGCGGACCCCGATCTGGCGAAGGTGATGGCGGATCAGCCTGAAACCAAGTCCACTGGCCACCCGACTCTGGAGGGTTACGACCTGCAGACGAAGTTGATGGTGGCCCTGTTCAACATGTTGAAGATTCTCGACTGGCATCTGTTGCGGGTGAATGGCAACAAGGTGCCGCAGCCGGAATTGTGGCCGATTCCGAAGACCGCGCTGGAGCGGGAACGTGCGTATCGCAAGAAGTTGGTGGTCGATTCCGTGTTGGCGGAGCTCGGCGTGAACTGAATATGAGGTGGTCTTCGTGGCTGTCAGTTACACCGTCAGTAGCGCGAAGCTCCCTATCGTTCCCGATCTGACCGGGTTCCACCGGAAGATCAAGACCCTCATCCGCTCCGAGCGGGTCGATGCCCCCGTGGCTGTGACACCGGACTTCGACAAGTTCGCGGAACGGCTCGAGACAGGTCTACGCCGGTTCAATGCGCGGATCGGTGTGCAGGTGTTCCCGGACCTCACGGGGTTCGGGTCGCGGATGCGCGCCCAGTTGCGTGCGGATCGTTCCGAGTTGCAGGTGCCTCTCGAGGTCGACCTGACGCAGGCTCGGGCGACGATGGCCGCGTTCCGTGCGGAGGTGGCGGCTCAGCCGATCACCGCCCGCCTGGACATCGACACGGCGAATGCGTTGGCGCAGTTGGCTGCGGTGCGCACGGCAGCGCGTGGCATCGCGGACATGATCGGCCCGAACGGTGGTGCGTCGCGTCAGGCGGGGCAGGCTGCTCAGCAGTTGACCGGTGGACCGATCCGTCGTATCCGGATGCAGTTGGAGATCGACCGGTCGAGTATCGCCACGGCGCAGGCCGAGGTGGAGGCTGTCGCTGCCCGGATCGCGTCGTCGCGCCAGAAGGAAGCGGACGCTGCCGACAAGGTGACATTGGCGGAGCGGCGCCTGTCCGAGGTGCGCAGTCGTGCGGGTAGCGACTCGTCGCAGTTGCTGGCGGCGCAGAACGCCCTGACTCGTGCGCAGCGGGACTATGCGGATCAGAACGCCCGCACGTCGGGTCTGATCGGCAACCAGGCTGACGCGCATCGCCGGTTGCAGCGCGCCCAGCGGGACAACGGGAACACCTCTCGCCTGTTCGGTGCGGCCATCGGCGGTATCGCGGAGTCGGCGTCCAAGTTGGGCACACGACTCACGTCGATCATCAGTCCAGCCAGTGCCGCTGCGGGTGCACTGTTAGCTCTGGCTGCGGTGAACATCATCCCGCTCATCGGCCAGTTGACTCAGGCAGCGGGCGTGCTGTCGCTGTTGCCGGCGGCCGGTGCGGCTGCGGCTGCATCGTTGGCGACTGTCGTCATCGGCTTCACTGGTGTGTTCGACGCCTTCTCTGCGGGATCGAAGGCGTCGGAGTCCGCATCGGCTGATGCCGCCGCCGCAGCGAAGACTCAGGCCGCCGCCGCGAAGCAGGTCGATTCCGCGCAGCGTGGTGTCGCGTCTGCGGTCAAGCAGGTGGAGAAGGCGGAGGACGGTGTCACCCGCGCCGAGCGTGGTGTGGCGGACGCCCAGAAGCAGTCTCAGCGTGCGCAGGAAGACCTCACGCAGGCCCGCAAGGATGCTCAGGAGCAGATCGAGGACCTGAACCTCGCGCTGAAGGGGTCGAGCCTCGACGAGCGGGATGCGGAACTGTCACTACGCCGTGCTCAGCAGCGTCTCGCGGAGTTGGGCAAGGACGGTCAGCCCGTCACGATGCTCGACTTCGATGAGGCTGTTCTCGGGGTGGATCAGGCGAAGCAGCGCATCGACGAGGTGCGTGAGCGCAACGCTGACCTGAAGGCGGAAACGGACGCGGCGAACAAAGCCGGCGTCGACGGGTCCCAGCAGGTCGTGCAGGCGCAGGAAGCTGTGGCCGATGCGGATCTGCGGGTGGTGGATTCGAAGCAGGCCGTGGTGGATGCCCAGGAGGCTGTCGCCGATGCGCAGGCCGGTGTGGCGGATGCTCAGGCGAACCTTGCTGAGGCGCAGGCCGCGGCTGCCACTGCGACGGCGGGTGCTGCGACTGCTGCGGACAAGTACGCGGAGGCGCTGGCGAACCTGTCGCCGAACGCTCGTGACTTCGTGGAGCGCACCCGTGAGTTGGGTGACGCATGGAAGGACCTGCGCCTCGTGGTGCAGGACAACCTGTTCGACGGGTTGGGCACTTCGATCACGGAACTCGCGAACCGGTACTTCCCGGAACTGCAGACCGGTCTCGGCGGCATCGCCACGGAAATCAACGGCGGCATTCGCCGGTCTCTCGCCGATTTGGGTTCGGAGTCGTCACAGCTCGACTGGTCCAAGATCTTCGAGAACACTCGGCAGGCCATCGGCCCGCTCCTCGACGGTCTCAACGACCTGTGGGGTTCGCTGACGAACATCGCCGCGATCGGGTCTGAGTTCCTTCCCGGATTCGGCGACTCGTTCTCGAACGTGATGCAGGAGTTCCGTGAGTTCACGGAGTCCGAAGAGGGCCAGAACAAGATCCGCACGTTCATGCAGGACTCGATCGAGGCACTGAAGAGCCTCCTCGACCTGTTCGGCGCTATCGGCCGTGTCATCGGTGGCCTCTTCTCCACGTCGGAGAAGAACGGCAAGTCGATGATCGAGTCGATGACCGCCGGGCTCAACGAGTTCGCGGACTGGCTGAACTCCGAAGAGGGCAAGCAGCGGATGTCCCAGTTCTGGGATGACGCTCAGCAGACGGCGAAGGATCTTCTTCGGCTGACCGGTGAGGCCATCAAGCTTGCAGACAAGGTCGCGGGAATCGCCGGTGGCAACTACGGCTTGACAACCCCGAACCGACCCGAGCAGGGCGTCGATCCGCAGGGTAACCCCACTGCAACAACCGGTGCGCCGCTGAAGTACCAGGCGGGGATCTTCCCCGGTGTCACCGAGGGGTCTGTCGGCGACAAGGTGTTGTCAGGCTTCGGGTCTCTCGACGATTTCTTCGCGGGTGGTGCATGGTCGTTCCTCGATCCGAAAGAGGGGGAGTCGCCGTTCGAGGCCGCTATGCGTCGTGCGGGAGCATCGGTCGGTGGCCTGAAAGACAAGGCCAAGGAACTCGCAGTCGGACTCACAGCCGATATCGGCACGACCGCGGCCACCGCTTGGGTGAACTTCGGGGACAAGGTCGACGCCATCAAGACAAGCGTCTCCGATCGCATCGGTCAGTTGATGACCCGCGGTGGGGAACTGCGCGACGACGTCTCCACGAAGTTGTCCGAAATGGGCATCTCCTGGGACAACCTCGGTGGCGGCATCGGCTCGGTCATCACCACGATGGTCGACACCGCGTTCCCTGGTCTCACCACCGCCCTGTCGGGTGTGCAGACATTCTTCGGGAACGTCGTCGACAGCATCGGCACGAAGTGGGATCAACTCAAGGATCTCGCAGCGAAGCCGATCAACTGGATCATCGACACTGTCATCAACGGCACCCTCAAGAACGCGTGGAACGCCGTTGCGGATCTCCTCGGACTGCCTGAGTGGCAGGGTGTTGCCCGCATCGAGACCCCACAGGGCCAGACCGGCGGGATTGCACCCAAGCCTCTCAACCGTGCATCGGGCGGTCCGGTGTTCGGTGCCGGTGGGCCGACGGACGACAAAGTCCCCGCGATGCTGTCGAACGGCGAGTACGTCCTCCGCGCATCCTCGGTGAAGAAGATCGGCATCGAGAACCTCAACCGCCTCAACACCAACCCCGTCATGGCACGGGGGAAGGTGCTCGGGGAGGGGATGTTCGCCGGTGTCCGCATGGCCGTGGGTGGTTCGGTCGACGAAGCTGTCGAGCGGGCGAAGCGGTTCATGTCGGGGGAGCACGGCAAGCCGTACCAGTACGGCGGTGTCGGCGACCCGTCGTGGGACTGCTCCGGCCTATGGTCGGGCATCGTCAACGTCATCAACGGTCGCGCTGCAACTGCGGGTCGACTGTTCAGCACCGAGTCGGATTTCGAGTCGATGGGCTGGACCCCCGGTTTGGGTGGTCGCGTCACCATCGGCATCAGCCGCGGCGGTGGCGGCCCGAACTCGCACATGGGCGGCACGATCGACGGCACCAATGCGGAGTCGTCGGGCGGCAACGGTGTGCAGTGGGGCGGCGCGGCCCGCGGGTCGGACACTTTCCCGCTGACGTACACGTTGCAGGAGTTGGCCGGTCAGTTCGTCTCCGGTGGCCCCGGATCGGGTGGCGGCGGTGGCGGGATCATGTCGTCGATCCGCAATCGCATCGCCAACCAGGTGGCGTCACTGTTCGAGGCGCCCCTGAATGCCCTGGGGTCGCAGATCCCGAGCTTCGGTGATTCTCAGGTGGGGCAGTTGCCCAAGCTGATGTACGAGAAGATCAAGAACGCTGCGGTGGAGTTCGTTCGGTCGAAGATCGCCGGCGCATCAGGTGGTTCCGCTGATTCAGGGAACACCCCGTTCGCCATCGGTGCGGGTGCGGAGCAGTGGCGCCCCAACGTGATCGAAGCCCTCAAGCGGGAGGGTTACCCGGTCACGGACGAGAACATCAACCTGACGTTGTCGCAGATCGGCTCTGAGTCGAGCGGCAACCCGAACGCGGTTCAGCAGGTCGTCGATGTGAACACCGGCGGCAATGAGGCCGTGGGGCTGATGCAGATCGCGAAGGGGACGTGGCCGGAGGTTCGGAACCCGGATCTGCCGAACGACCGCACCAACCCGGACGCTTCCATTTCGGCGGGTCTGCGGTACATGAAGCAGAAGCATGGCGGCAACCTCGCCGCGATGTGGGGCCAGGGCCACGGTTACGACTCGGGTGGCATCTTCCCGGACGGCACGATCGGGTGGAACACCTCCGGTAAGCCGGAAGCTGTTCTCACGAACACGCAGTGGCAGTTGTTCGACGGGTTCAACAAGAACCTCGCGCACTTCGCCACTGGTGGGTACGTGGATCCGCAGGAGTACGCCCGCAACCGGTTCCAGAAGTACGGGGAGCAGGTCGGCGGGATCGTCAAGTCGGCCATCCCGGAAATCCTCGGTATCTCGGGGACTCCGCTGGATCCGACGAACAACCGGTACATCCAGGCCGCGATGGACCTGCAGTCGTCGTTCGCGGCGGCTGCACCCAGCGCATCAGCCAACTACGGATCATCCGCACCGCCGGCATCGAGCACCGTCGTCGATCAAGCACGTGGAGTCGTGGAGCAGCACACCCACTTCCACGTCTCAAGCATCGACGAGGCATTCCGCAAGCACCAACTCGAACAGCAGAAGGCCGCTATGGCGTTCGGTGGGAGGTGATCGTGAGCGCCCCTGCTCTCGTAGAACTCGAAGGCGTCAACGGCGACTGGCTCACCCTTTCCGGTCCGGGGATGGGGGAGCAGGGGTGCCACCTCAACACCGATGTCGAGGGGATCGCTCACGCCCCGATCAAGACCCTCTACACCGAGCACACCTTTCAGGAGGGTGCGACGTACGCGGGTGAGCGATTCATGCGACGTGACCTCGTCATCGGAGTGTGGGTCACCGATGACAACGGTGAGTCGTGGCGGGACAACGAGTCACGGCTCTACCGGGCGGTGTCGACGAGCGAGGTGTTCAAGCTCTGGATCACCGATGAGGACGCGGGCACCCGCAGGTACCTGAACCTGCGGCTGTCCGAGCAGCCCGAAACGGCGATGGAGCGCGACCCCAGGCTACTGGGGCGGCAGTTGGTGATCCTCACCTGCACTGCGGGGGATCCGTTCTGGTACGACGAGCAGCCGTGGATGGACGAGTTCACCTCCACCGAGGACACGACCGACGGGCATTTCCAGGTCGGCAGTGTGACGGTGTGGAACCCGACCGATCATCCCGCGTGGGCGATCTGGTTGCTCGAAGGCCCGTCGATTCCGCGTCTCCCGGATTTCTCGTGGGGTAGCCGGCGCTACAACAAGGCCGACTACGACGCCGCAACACAGGACGCCGCCCGCAAGATCGTGATGGCGCAGGTGTTGGGCGGCGGGCCGTCTCCCGGTCTGACCTATGGGGTTCAGGTGAACACCAAACCTGACTCGCAGATGGGCGGCTACCAGTCCCGCGACAGGTCGTACAACAAGCGGATGAATGGGGTCCGGTTCCTGTACCCGCTCCCACCTGGCCTGCAGAAGACCGAGGTTCCGGTGTCGATTTCGAAAGCCCCTGTGGGGAAGAAGGTCGGATTGGTCATCTACCACCGTCACCGTCACCCGTGGATGTTGTGAGGAGGGGTTCATGCCTGATGTTCTGAGTTCCCCTGGCCTCGTGGATCTGCAGGCGTTCCACCGCGACATCGAAAGGATGCTCGCGGAGGAGGCGGAGCGGCGCATCTACCCGCCCGAGGTCGAACTGTTCGACGGGGACCAGAACTCCGTGGGCATTGTCGGCCAGGTCAATTCGTGCACCGCGCAGCACGTGATGAACGAGACCGGCATGGCGACGGTAGAGATGCCGATCGACTACTACCTGTCCGAGTGGGCGATGAACGCCGACGCTCGCGACACCAAGGACATCCACGTCCGCATCGAGAAGGACGGCGCCCGGTGGACCGGGAAGCTCGACGAACTGAAGGTCGTGAAGACGGGCGATCAGCGAGTCGTCCGTCTGTCCTTCAAGAACGACTACGAGCAATTGAAGAACATGCTCGCCTACGCGAACCCGTTCCTCCCCCCGGAGGTGCAGTTCCCGAAGGTGTGGGTCCTCTACGGCCGCTCACAGTGGGCACTGAAGACAACCCTGTTCGTCAACATCATGCGGTTGGAATCATCCCTCTGGGTGCTGCCGGATGATCCGCTGGACAAGTCGCAGTGGAACAACCTGGACCAGTCGACGTGGTGGAACGTCGTCGCCCCGAACTCGGGCGAGGACACGTCCCTTCGGTGTATCGCGTTCTCCCGGTTCAAGACCATTCATGACTGCTCGAAGAAGATCGTCGCGGACGCGCAGCTCATGTGGACGTGCCGCCGCTACTACCCCCACCTCGGTGACCCGCCTCCATGGGAGGGTGCGGACGTTCGCCCCGGTGCGCTGGTGTGGGATCTCGTGGACAAGTCGTCGTTCGCGGACGGCACCGCGTTCCGTGGCAACGTGTGGTCGGGTTTCATCCGTGAGTTCCTGAACATCCACGGCGACGGCATCAATCAGACGGTTGAGCAGGTCGACGACCCGAACGTTCCCGGTCAGTACTTGGTGCCTGAGTTCCAGGGGACCATCCCGTCGATGCCGGGGTGTGTGTTCTGGGAGTCGGAGATGTCCGGCATCGAGTCGTCCGAGTACACCTGGAAGCCGGCGTCTGCTGTGGGGTCGGTTGCCGGCGGTTCCTCGATGCCGGGCGTGAACGAACTCATCTCCGCGACCATCCAGATGATCGGCGATCTGACGGCGATGATTCCGTTCGTGCCACCTCTCGGTGGTATCGCGGACGCGCTCCTCAAGCCTCTGTACGAGAACGTGTTCCTGGCTTTCGGCAAGATCAAGAACTCGGCCCGTGCACGAGAATTGGGTGGAGCGCACTACCACGAGCAATTCGCCGAGGGCGCCGACAAGGCATACACCCTCGGCTACCTGCTGGCGCAGCGTGCGCAGATGTGGAAGACCCGCGAGGTGCGTTCCGCGACATTGCAAGTCGCAGACGGAGCGCCCTGGAAGATCGGTGACCGCGGCCTCGGTGACTTCTTCCTCGGCGACCGGGTCGGATTCAACATCATCGGAATGCCCACCGGTGTCGTGTACGTCGAGCAGGTCTCGGAACTGACGCTGTCGTTCGACCGGGACAAGGCCGCCTCGTGGGCCATCACGATCGGGCAGCGGCAAGGCACCGATCCGGTGGCCGATATGTGGGAGCGAGTGCAGGAGATCATGAGTCTCGTCAAGGATTTGGGGTTCGGCTGATGCCACAGATACCGACACAGCAGTGGTGCTTCGAGCAGGGGGACCCGGAGAAGCGACACCAGTGGATGTTCGTGGCGTCGATGCCGTTCGGCCGTGACACGTACTACACGCCCGACGGTGACACGCTCGCGTACCTGTCCACCCGAGTGCAGGAGGCCGGGTACTCGCACATCTCCGAGCTCGAAGCACTCGCGGATACTGCCGGCATGGTGTCGCTCGCGAAGGTGCGGCACCAGGTCAAGAAGCTGCAACCGCCCCCGGCGGGGCAGGCGCACACCCTGAACAACACCTCGCAGTGGGTGGACATGGATGCCCCCGACCCCGGTCCGGTGGTGGTGGCGGACATGTCGCAGTTCACGGTGGAGCAGAACATCAAGCACGTCGAGCAGTTGCGCAACATGGGAGTGCCGGGAGTGGTCCCTCACGTGCAGGAGCCTGGTCCGTCGGTTGCTCGCGTGGTGGGTAAGGAGTTCGACCCGGCCGAGCACGGTCCCGCGGTGGTGATCGGGTACCTGCTCGGGCAGGACGACACCGAGCGGAAGCGTGTCCTCGCGGCGGAGCTGCGGGGCGGCCGGAAGAGCAAGAAGATTCTCGAGCACCCCGACTGGGTGGGCCTGACATGACCTATCCAGTCGGCCCCAAGCCGTCGACCGCCTATGTCGAGGGCACAGTCAGCGAAGCACAGGGCCAGTCCGAGGCGTCCATCCGCAACGGCCTCCGAGCCAAGGCCACCAACGGCTTCGGCATCGCACAGCAAGGATTCGGCGGCATCTTCAGCGGGTTCCTGTCGATGATCGGCAACCTCAACGCCATCGTCGACGAGCAAGTCACCCAAGCGGGCGAGATCACCGAAGATCTGACCGACCTAGAGAACCGGGTGGAACTGCTCGAAGGTGGTTCACTGCGAGTCCGCACGTACGCCTACAACGAGGTGTGGACGAAACCCGCGAATCTGTACCGGCTCGGGGTGGCCGTCGAGGGCGGCGGCTCAGCGGGTCGCACGGGTTCCACTGTCGCGAACAGTGTGGGCGGTCTCGGCGGCCAGTCCGGCGGGTACCGATTCCAGTGGTTCGAGGAAGCCGCGATCGCGGACATCCCCAACACCGTTCAGGTCTCTATCGGTGGCGGAGGTCAGACGCCGTCACAGATCGGTGGCGTGAGCAGATTCGGGACTCTCCTCCAGTCCGTCCGCGGCATCGGCGCTGTCCTGACCATCGAAGGTTCGCAGTTGTCGAACTCCGCTGCCGGTCCTGGTGGGCAGGGCGCGAACGTGCGCAACGCCAACACTGGCATCGAGGAGACGCAAGCCGAGGCCGGTGGCAGCTCGGCTTTCGGCGCCGGCGGAGCGGGCGGATCGGGCAACGGCAACGGCGGCAGAGGGGCTGACGCTGCACTGTCCTCGACCACCCGCGGCAACGGCGGCTCGGGTGGCGGCGGCGGTTCGTCGGCGGTCGGGTCCGGTGGTCGCGGGGGTGACGGTGGATTCCCTGCCGGCGCCGGTGGTGGCGGGGGAGCGGCCAACGCATTTGGAACAGTCAACGGAGCGGGTGGTCTCGGCGCTGACGGTCGAGTCACGCTCCTCGAATATCTCAGGGAGACGGCATGACCGGAACAGCCGAGCGCATCACCGGCAACCTTCCAGGCAAGGCGGGCAAGGCGTACGCCTACGCACTGTCCACCCCGTACCACGGCGTCGACCACGTGATCGTGTCTCGGATCGACATGGCGACGTGGGGGTTGCAGGAAACCCGCATCGTCCCGGCCGGGCTGGACGAGGCCGGCATTCCGATCATGCTCACCGACGGTGACAACACGATGTCGATGTCGATCCCGATGGCGTTGTGTTCCCATGCGGAGGCACTGGAGTCCATCGGGTACTCCGAGGTCGTTCCTGAGCCGGTGGATCCGCCCGATGAGGCTGCCTGATGGCGTTCATTCGCACACAGGAGCAGACGTCACCTTTCGCGACCACGCAGACGGTGGCGCAGGTGGCGGCAGCCATCACCAACTATCTGGGTCGACCGGTCACTGCTGACGAGGTTCTGGCGGAGATGAAGCGCCGCTCCATCCCTGGTGCCACCACGTCGACGCAGGTGAACTTCTCTCGCGCCGAGATCCTGCTCCGCGTGTTCCAGGACAACTGACCCTCTGTCCCACCTACCCCGGAAGGGGTTACTTGCCATGCCCAATCGCTATATACCTGTCGAGCGCGGCTTCTACATCACCTCCGGATTCGGATCCCGCTGGGGAACAACCCACTGGGGGATCGACTACGGACGTGACGGTGGGTCCGGCGGCTACCCCATCTTCGCGGCGCAGGGCGGCAGCGTCGTCATGGTCGGAGCCGCATCAGGGTTCGGGCAGTGGATCGTTCTCGACCACCCCACCGAGGACGGCTCCGGCACCACTGTCTACGGCCACATCATCCCCGAGGTAGGGCACGGTCGACGTGTCGAGGCCGGTGACCGCATCGGCCGCATCAACCCGGACAGCCGCAGCAATGGCGGTGTCGCACCGCACCTGCATTTCGAGGTGCACCGCGCCGTGTGGTCGCAGCCGGGGCCGAACCGCCTCGACCCCGCGCCGTGGCTGAACGGTGCTCTGTGGCCCGGAGACAAACCACCCGCCCCCACCCCCACCCCCGAACCTGCGCCTGTAGCGCCGACACAGGACGACTCGGGGCTGTGGGACGAGATCCGCACACAACTGATGGGACCCCGATCATGAGCGCAGTACGGCGAGGTCAATGCGGAGATCCCGGCCCCTATGCCGCGCACTGCACCGACTATCCCGGTCACCAGTGGAGTTGCTACGACGCGGGCGAAGACGTGTCGTTCAACCACCGGCACGACTTCCGCCACGACTGCGACGACCCCGGATGCAACCGGCAGCACTTCACCAACGAGGGGGACTGACATGGATGCCACCACCCTCGCCAAAGCGATGGACAACCGCGTCCCCATGGCGCGGTACGAAGAACTTGCCCCTCACTTCAACCGAGCTCTCATCCAAGCCAACTGCGACAGCGTCCTTCGCGTCACCATGTGGTGCTCGCAGATCGGTCACGAGTCCGGTGGGTTGAAGTGGATGGAGGAGATCGCGGACGGCTCCGCCTATGAGGGCCGGCGCGATCTCGGCAACACCCAGCCGGGTGACGGACGCAGGTTCAAGGGTAGAGGCCCCCTGCAGGTCACCGGCCGCCACAACTACTCGAAGCTCTCGACGTGGGCGCACAGCAAGGGCTACGTCGACACCCCCACCAAGTTCATCGACGAACCCACATTGCTGTCCCGTCCGGAGTTCGGGTTCCTCGGAGCCGTCTGGTACTGGACCGTCGCCCGACCGCAGATGAACGACCTCGCTGATGACCAACTGCTCGTTGCCGCAACGCAAGCCGTCAACGGCGGGCAGAACGGCATCGACGACCGGCGCAAGTTCTACTACCGGGCACTCGCGCTCGGTAACGCCCTCCTGCCCACACCCCCCGAAGAGGAGTTCACCGTGAGCATCGCCGAAGAAGTGAAGAACCAGCTGTCCGGGTCACCCGCACCGGGGGAGTACCCCGGTTGGCCGCAGCTCGGCAGTCAGACGATGGTCGACGCCCTCGCCGATGTGCGTGACTCACTGGTGCAGCCGGTGTCGTCGCTCATCAACCCCGACGTCGCGTTCGACCTCCCCACCTACGCACGGCTCATCGACGCTTCCGCGTACCGCACCGAGCAGGCAGCCGCCCGCATCGAAGCCGCCCTGGATCGCATCGAGAAGAAGCTGGGGAGCAAGTGATGACGAAGTTCGCAAGCATCTACCCGCAGTTGCGTCTCGCCGTGTACGGAATCCTTACCGCCATCCTCGGCGCCGCGGCACTGTTCGGTCTCATCACGCAGGAGCAGGTCGACTCGGCCCTCGGGTACGCGCTCGCCGGTCTCGGTGCGCTCGGCACCCTCCTCGCCCTGGTGAACGTGAAGACTGCGGCACCACAGGTGAATGCACCCGCCATCGCCGATGAAGTCGCGGCCCGCATCAACACCGGTGTCGCCGAAGCGACTGTGACCGTGCAGAACACGGTCGACGACTTCCGCCGTCAAGCCGAGCAGGCGCTCGGCCACCAGCTCGGATGACGGAACGGGCAGTCACTGACACGCTCTTCTTCGCGCAGTCGGCGACCCTGCTCCTCGGAACTGTATCCATCGGGTACGGCATCCTCACCCTCACCTTCGGATCCGCCCTCTGGGACGGACCCGGAACCGTGTACGACACCGCACAATCCGTTCCGGGCGCACCCCAATCATGGGGTCTCGTCGCCATCGCAGCAGGAGCACTGGTCCTCGCCGGGCAGTTGTTCCACCGCCACACCCTCATTGCCACCGGGGCACTGTCGATGGGTCTGTGGTTTCTCTTCTTCGCCGTCAGTTTCGCCTTCGACATCGCCGACGCACGAGCACCGTTCGGCGCTCCGGGGGTCCTGGTGTACGCGCACCTGTGCGTGTTGATGCTGCTGCGGTCCCGCGTCCACCTACCCGGAGGTGCCCGATGGGCTGGAAACCCATAGTCCGAAGTATCAGAGTGTTCGTACTCGGATCACGACGCGTCGTGTCCGGGTCATGGCCTCTCTACCGCATCTGCGCACTCATGCTCACCATCTCCGGTGGCGTGCAACTGGTCACCGGGAAACTCCCCGGATCGGTCACCGGCACAGCATCACCGGAGTGGACCGACCTCGCCTACGTGTGGATGCAACTCATCGGCGGACTGCTGGTGTTGTGGTCCCTGCTCGTGGGTGCTCGTGACCTCGAGAAGTCCCTGAACCTGGAGCGGGTCGGGGCGATCTTCATCTTCGTCTCCTCCCTGACCTACGTGGTGTCCGTCGTCGACTACAACAGCGGCGTGCCCACGTCGTCGGGGGTGTGGTTGGTGGTGGGCGTCGGCATATACACAGCGTTTCGGGTGTGGGAGATCACCCGAGTCATCAGTCAGACGCGCACCGAGCAGGAGGGTCGCTCATGACCGCGGCCACCGTCATTCAGCTCATCATCACCGGCGGCCTCGCTGCCGCCATCACATCACTGGTCGGGTGGTTGAAAGACCGCCGGCGCAATGCAGCCGACACCAACCAGATCATGCAGGGCATCTACGAGAAGTCGGTGGAGTTCGCGGACAAACGTCTCGATGAGGTGCGTGACGATCTGGCGTTGTGCAACAAGAAGTGCGATGCGTTCTCGGATCTGGTGATGCAGGTGATCAATCAGGAAGTGGACACCGAGACCGCTCGGAGTCGCCACAAGGAGATCCGGTCGTGGGCCGCATGAGGAGGACATCGTGAGTGGTTGGTCCCCGATCAAGGAAGACATCGTGTTGTCCCGCAACGGGGACTACGGGTGGCGACACACCAAGGACGCCTCCGACCCCGCGTTCCCCACCGGCACCACAGCGGAATTGGTGTTCTACGAGGACGACTCCACCGACGCCGAGGAGATCGCGTCGTGGCCGGCTGAAGCGGTCACCACCTCGTACATCGAGTTCATCGTCCAGTCCAACGAGACGGACCTCATCGAAGCACGCACCACCTACCAACTGATGGTGCATTACCCGGCGGTTCCCCCGTCGGTGCACACACAGGACTGGCCGTGGAAACGCGGCAAGGTGAAGAGGGAGAACTGATATGCCGTTGACGATGTCGGCTGCGTTCCGTGAGGACGCCGCTGTGGCCGCCGCGAACCTGGGTGCGTTGATGAGTCTGCACACGGGGGATCCGGGTGCGAACGGGACGGCGAACGAGGCGACCGGTGGTGGGTACTCGCGCCTTTCGACGACGTGGACGGGTGGAACCATCGACGGTTCCGTTCCCGGTACTGCGGTGGAGTTCTCCGCTGCTGCGGGGACGTATTCGTACTACTGCGTGCGGAAGTCGGATGGGACGTTCCTGTGGTCTCAGTCGTTCTCGGCGATCACGTTGCCGCAGGCGATGAAGTTGCGTGTGACTCCGACGTTCACGGTTCCGCAGGGAACCTGAGGTGGGTGAGTCCACGTCTCCTCGCCCTCGGGTGGGGTCGTCGACTGCCCGCGCTCCGGGTGTGGGGGTGTCGTTCGCCCCGCGGCCTGGTGTGGGTATTGGGGTGGCGCCGTCGGGTTCGGTGCAGCCGCAGTTCATCCCGCTGCCATCGGTGGTGGCGGAGTCGCTGATGGTGTTGGCACCCACGGCTGTGACGGTGGGTGTGGCTGCGGTGGATTCGGCGGTGTCGATGCGTGTGCGGGTGTCGACGGAGTACGAGACGGAAGTCAAGATGATCGACGTCGAGGCGGCGTTGGAGTTCGCTGTGCTGTCGACGGTGACACCCTCGTTCGATTCTGTGGCGTCGATGCGGGTGACGGCGGCTACCGGTTTAGCGCCGGTGATCACGTCGACGGCGTCGATGGTCGTCACCGCGTCGGGGACTGCGGCACTCGGCCCCTACCCGATGGGCATGAACAAGACCGCCCAGCAGACCGCGGCCAATGGTGCGTGGACGAAGAACACCAGCATGGGCGCCCGGTCGGGGTACGGGCCTCCTGTGTCGAACGAGTTGGTGGCTCAGGTCGCCGGGTCGTACAAGTTCTATGCGTTGGATGCCCGCAACGGTGACCATTCGACGAACGCGTGCCGCATTCAGCGGCTGAGGTCAGGGACGACGACGACTGTGGCGACGTCCCCGTCGGGCGCCCAGAACTCCACGATCACCACAGGTTCCGTGTCCGTGGCGGTGGGGGACCGGTTCTGGTTGGAGTCGTACGTCTCGACGGTGGGCACGGCGGCCAGGCAGATCAACACGAGCACCTATTTGTATTTCAACGCGGCGTGATTCCTGATTGGAGCAGTGATGGCTTTACCTGATGACATCCTGAAGGGGACGGTGACGTTCGGTCAGGCGGTGTCCCTGATCGGGGGGCGCCCGACGTCGATGACGTTCACCATCAAACCCACCCACGACCTCGTCCACGCGGCAACAGGAATCCAGATTCTGGACTTCACGGAGCAGATCACGGTGGAGGAGGGGATGCCGGGATCTGTCACTCTCCCGTTCACCGATCAGCCGGGGTTCCGGAACTCTGCGGGGGACGAGTTCAAGGATTGGGCGTATCAGGTCACGGGCGTGTTCCGTGGTCAGGGTGGTCAGTCGAAGTCGTTCTCGAAGAACTTCCAGTTGCCGATGGGTCAGTCGGTGGTGGACTTCGACCTGATCCCCGGCGGTTCCATCTCCCTGCCGGTGACTGCTCCGGTGGCTCGGGTGACGTCGGTGTTGGGGAAGGCTGGCGCGATCACCGTCGAGGACTTCGTGGATGCGGGTCTCGGTGGGGGTGGGGCTGTCCCGGATGAGGGGATCACGGCGCAGAAGTTGGCACCGGATTCGGTGACACAGGCGAAGATCGCCCCCGCTGCAGTAGGGAACGCGGAGCTGGACACCGATGCTGTGACGGCGTCGAAGGTGGCGGCGGATGCGATCACCGGGGTGAAGATCGTGTCGGGTGCGGTGTCGAAGACGAAGCTGGCGACGGCACTGGCGAACGAGATCGACGGCAAGCTCACCCAAGCGGTCGCCGATCAGACTTATGCCCCCGTGGCCCAGGCCGTACCGACCGGAGGCTCGACCGGACAAGTCCTCGCGAAGACCTCCACCGGACTCGGATGGATCGCCCCACCTTCCGGCGGCAGCGGTGGCGTCTCCGCGACCGACAACGGCGACGGCTCGTTCACCCTCACCTCGACCACCGGCTCGACCGCGCTCACCGACAACGGTGACGGCACCTGGACGCTCACCGCCTGAAAGGGGCGCACACATCATGGCAACCATCACCAGCTACTCCAAGACGCAGGCCGACACCCTCCTCGGGGGAAAGGCCGCGGCCGCCGTCGCCCTCTCGAACCGCCCCCAGGCCCTCGCCACCTTCGGGGACTCGATCACCTGGGCCAAGACCGGCGGTGAAGTCGCCTGGCCCGACCTCGTGGCCGACTACCTCGCACTCGGACTGTTCAACCCGTCCGTCCCCGGTGAGAACCCCGCCAACATCGCGCTCCGCGCCGCGTCGATCCGGCCCACCTTCTCTGTCCCTGGCGGCACGATCCCGGCAGCATCGGCTACCCGAGTCGCGGTGACGCTCACCAGCGGTGAGACGAACTTCAAGGCCGGCAGTGCCAGCTTCCCGAACATCGGCAACTACACCGGCCGATTCCGCGGTGTGGACGTCACCCTTCGTCACCGAGACGAGGACGGCTGGACCATCGCCCGCGCCGTCGACGGCGCAGCGGTCACCGTCCCCGCAGGCTCCTGGCCGTTCGCCACCACGGCGGCGCGCACGCACCGAGACGACATCACCGTCATCTGGGCGGGACGCAACAACGTCAACAACCTCGTCTCGTGGACGCAGAAGATCGTCGACAACCTCGTTGGATCACCGAAGCGCTACCTGGTGCTCGGCGTGCTCACAGGTGGCGGGGAGGCAGCGGGCAACGCTGCGTACGACAATGTCGTCGCCGCGAACACCGCACTCGCCACCGCATTCGGCGTGAACTACTTCGACATGCGCCGGCACCTCATCGACAACGGGCTCGCCCAGGCGGGCATCACGGCGACGACGCAGGACACCGCCGACAAGAACTCCGACACCGTTCCCACCTCGCTGCGTGTCGACCAGATCCACCCGAACATCGCCGCGAACCGGGTCATCGCTCGCAAGGTCGCCGAACTCATCATGGCGAAGGGGTGGTCCCCGACGGTCACCCTGCCTGCCCTGGAACCGGGCGCACCGGCCCCGACGACCACCGTCCTCGACATGCCGACGAACACCGCGCTCGCATCCGTCGCGACACCGACCGCCATGCAGACGGCGCAGAACCTCTCGATCCGCATGGTCGGACGGTTCGACAACCTCAACCTCAACCAGGCGCTCATCCAGCGCGTGGCGGGAACCGATCAGCGGTCCTGGCAACTTGGCACCATCGCCAACACGCCGCGCTTCCGATTCCAGACCTGGTCGGCGGGCACAGTCGGATCGAACACGGCCGCGGACTCCACCGTGGAGATCCCGTACACGCCGGGCTCACTGTTCGGCGTGCGCGTCGACTTCGACGTCGCCGCTCGAACCGTCACGTTCTACACCGCAGCCGACGGCGTCACGTGGGCGCAGCTCGGCGCAGTGAAGGCCACCGCGACCACGGCCACCCTGTTCGGCGGGACGTCACCAGTCGAGATCACCGGCTGGGGCGGCGACGTGAAGTCCGTCAAGATCACCTCGCTCGACGGAGCGACGACGTACATCGACGAGGACTTCTCGGACGGCGTCGCGACCGGCTGGGCGTTCAGCGGCGGAGCTGCATTCCTGTAGCAGCTCAGGTGACGGGGACGCCGAGGTCTCGCAGCCGGTCCATGATCTTCGACGCCATGTACAGATGGCCGTCGTTGTTCAGGTGCGAACCGTTGGCGTCCCCGTAGTACTGCCGGCTGTTCTCGTCGGTGAACCAATTCTCCTGCAACGGGCTGATGAACTGCGCCTTGTCCGCGATGGCGGCCTGGCCGATCGGTGAGGAGACGCGGCCGAGCAGCGCGCCGCCGGGCATGGGCTGCGACGGACCCATGACGATGACCTGCACATCGGGCCACGCCTGGCGGGCCGCGTCGATCGTCTCGCGCACCTTTGCGTAGAGCACGTCGGGTTCGGCTCGGTAGTCGTTCTGCCCACCTTGGAGCAGCAACACGTTCGGGGAGAACGATCCGGCAGCAGCTCTGCGCTGGATCCGGGAGACGTAGTCGTTGCCGTCTGCGCCCTCGTTCCCACCGCCCCAGGTGAACCCGGTGCCGCCGACGCCGTCGATCTCGGACGGCCAGCCGAGGTCGCGAGCGACGGTGTAGGCGTAGCCCTCAGTGGGCGGGTTCGCCGCGGTGCCGAGGGTGTACGAATCACCGAGGATCAGCAGCCGGGGATCGGCAGGGATCGTGAACGACACGTTCCGGCCCATGACTTCCTCGGGGCTGACCGGGTTTGCGATGGTCGTCTCGGGGGTCTCGCGGGTCGCGGCAACGTACCCGGCCCATACGAGGCCGATGGCGACGAGGACGACGCTCGCGACGGCGGTGATGCTCCACGCGTTCCACGTCACCGACCCTGTGATCGGGGGGAACTTGCTGCTGGATCGGCTGCTGCGTCGTCGTCTCTGTGCCACTCGGGCATCATGCCGTACCGGACGGTCTCGGCGCGTGTCGAGAAGGTGGGACGCCCACCACCCGAGACGATCGGCCGCGAGCAGGTGGGCGTCACGCCGAGCTGGTTGCTGAACCGGGCGCGCCCGTCCCATACCCGGCGAGGTGGCGGACAAACGGAGCCGCGCATAACGCGAGAATCAAACCCCCGTGCCGGCGGACAGGTCGAAGTTCCCCCCGAACCTCACCGCCACCGGAGTCGCCCCGAACGCCGCCCGCACCACCGCCTCCAACTTCGGCTTCGCCACAGTGGGGGAGTACGCCGCCGCATCACACTGCGCCGCCAACCGGTAGTAGGCGGGGTCCATCCTGTGTGGGTGCCCCGTCACCGTAGTCATGTGGTCGACGTGTCGTTGGGCGTGCGCTCTCAGGTCCGCCGCCGCTTGCGTCCAGTCCACGGTCACCTCCTGGGGTGCGGGGGCGGGTGCTTCCCGGATCGCCGGCATGGGCTGGTGACCACCACCCGACCCCGCCACAGCAGGCTAACCGATCATCGAACACCAGTGCGAACTGAGCCCCACTCTCGTCATTGAGAGTGGGGCTCTTTTCTGCGTTCGAGGTGTGGGCAGTGTTTTCGAGTGTGGGCAAAATGTGGGCACGGATTGGATTGTGGGCGTCTTCGCGGCCTCGTTCCGACTACCGAAACATGCCCTGATCTGCGTTTATATTCGGTGCCCCCGGCAGGATTCGAACCTGCGACCAAGGGATTAGAAGATCGATCAGACCCGCTGGTAGACCGCTCAGTAACGCGCTCACCAGTGAATTTGCTGGCATCGGGTGGAAGTTGATGGACGTTCTCGGCGCCCGTGTGTGGGCAATTTGTGGGCAAACCAGGGGTACCCCCTCCCGGTATGTCTATTACCCCCTACGGGTACGCAGTTCCGTCACGTCAGCGATAGCCGGGGGAGATGGCATCCGAGACGCCACGTCATCGAGATCGTCCTCGAACAGGCCGGCGTACGTGTCCAGTGTCATCGACGCCGACTTGTGCCCGAGCATCCGCTGCACCGCCTTCACGTTCGCCCCCGACGAGATCGCCAGAGACGCCGCCGTGTGCCTCAAGTCGTGCGGCGTGATCCGGGGTATCGCCGAATCGCGCACCGCCTTGTCGAACCAGTCCCGGCGCGCGTTCTGGTTGCGCATCACCCCACCACCTGCAGACGGAAACAGCAGATCGTCCGGCCGCAAGCCCGAGGCCGCGACGTCGATACGTTCCGCCAACCATGCCGGTGCCGGTACCGATCGCTGCTGGTGAGTCTTAGGGGTGCCCCATTCCAGCACCCCGTTCACATCCGCAACCGACTCCACGATGCGCAGCCGCTTCCTCTGTGAATCCCAGCGCCTTTCCTTCAAGGCGGCCATCTCGCCCCAGCGCAGACCAGTGAACGCGAGCACAAGGACCACCAACTCCCCATGTCCGGCGTGCTCAGAGAGAGAGAACACCTCCGACGCGGTGAGGTACACATGATCGTTCGACCGTGTCCGGGGGACCGTCGTCCCGACCGCCGGGTTGACGGTAATCCGTAGATCGCGCACCGCGACGTCGAGGATCATCCGCAGCGCACCCCTGGCTTTCACGACCACAGAGGGTGAGTAAGCGTGCGTGAGGTCATTGATCCACTCCTGCACGGCAGTGGTGGTGACCTTCGAGACGGGCACGTTGCCCCACCGCGGCAGCACCTGGCGCTCGAGACTCTGCCGGTATCGATCCTTCGCGCTCGGCTTCAAGTTCACCTTCGACGCGAACCACTGCTCCGCAACCGCTCCGACCGTGGTTCGGCCGGCCGAATGCGACACCAGCTTGCCGCGGCCCTTGTCGACCTCCACCTGGTGGGCATGGTTGACCGCCGCCTGCTTCGTGAGGAACCCGCGGGCATCGGTGGACCGTCCGTCCGGCAGTCGGTACCGAACCCTGTACCGGGTTCTCCCTGACGATGTGGTGTACGCCGACACCGATGCCATCTACGCGGCCTTCCTGTGCATGATCCTGCGGAGTCTGTTCACCAGCACCGGCGAGTACGCCAGCACGGTTTCCTCGTCGAGCGCCGCCACAAGCAACTGGTAGTAACGGGTGGGAGAAAAATCGAAGGTGTCGACGATCGCCTGTTCTTTGTCGCCGCGGTGTGACCACCGTTGAGCCTCGAAGTCCACGATCATCTTCTGCAGTGGCGTCACAGCTGTCTCCTCGCGAGCTCTGTATCGATGTGCCGACGCTCGTCGGCGGAGAGGTTCTGCACCCGCACAGTGAGCGTGTGCAGGTCGGTCCACAGCTCCCACGCGCACTCACGGTCAGGGTTGCCACGCGTCCATACGAGCGCGTCGATGAGGTCCTCGATGAGGATCAGCCGCCGAGCGGCGATCTCGTCGACGATCCGTTCCTCGCGCGCCACCCACCGTTCGTCACCGTGCGCTGTCCCGCGCTCGATATGGACGATCTCGTGGGTGAGAACGCAGCGACGCTGCGCCTGAGTCATGCCCGCGTGAAGGCGGATGTGCTGCCCATCAGTGTCCCCGGCGACGTGCAGATCCCGCTCGTGCGTGATGCGGGTGCCGGCGTGATGGTCTCGCGCGTGACGCCAGGGGTGGAATCGGGACATAGAACGGACCATAGGGTCCGGGTCCGACAGAAACCGCGCTGACCAGGAACTACACCCGTGTCATTCGCAGATGGAACCCATAACTTCCATAGTTATGGGTTCCGTTGACCTACCCCTCGGGCGTGTTGTCGTCTGTCTCGATCCGTCGCTCGGACGCGGCGCGGGGCCACTCAAGGCTGGGTGCTGGATCGGGTCGATTCAAGGCTCGAACGTTGTCGTGCTGGTCGCCGCCATCAGCGGCCCGGGTTGTTGTGGTTCCAGGATCCCCATCTTCTCGAGCATCTTCCGGAACGCTCTCCTGCGTCGTCTCGCCCGTGCCTTCATAGTCTTCGCTTCCTGCTCGATGTAGTGATGGAACCTGCGATGGGTAGTCGGCCGCGTCCGGGAAGACGCCGTCGTAGGGCAAGGGGTTGGGGTGCATCTCGTCGTACGAACTCACACGGTTTTCAAGTTCAGTTACCAGTTCACTGACCTCTAGTTGCTCCGTCCGGGGCAACCAGTCGATGCGTGCATGAAGCATCCGAAGTTCGTCGTCTTCGACGAATCGCGTCAGTACGGCAACCTCATCTGGATTCAGCTCGCCGGCGTCTCTCAACAACTTTCCGCGAGCTGACGCGAGGAGTTTGCGGTCCGACGCACTCATGGCTAGCTGGACGCCCGGCCGGTTGGGGTGCTGTCCGAGTGCCGCAGTAATGCTGCTGATGGCCGGGGCGGCAGGAGTTGACCTAGGCAGTTCAAGGGGATCATCCCTGAACTCCGTAGGTGACCCGCCACGTAGGACTTCATCAACACTCCCCTCGGTCCAGTCCAACGCTCGTTCAAGATCCCGCCGCTTACTCGGGCTCAACGTGTCCGCGCGCTTATTCTCGATCGCCCTTACGAGCGCAGGGGAGGGGCCTCCCCGTTCCTGAACTTGCCCCTGAGTCAGCCGCAGTTCGTTACGCCGCCGCTTGACTGCCTCTCCAAGTCGGCGCCAGTCCGTTTCGTTCACGCCGCAATCATGAACCAACAGGGCATGACAGGTCTAGCGACAGATCGACAGGCCGGGTGCCAGTTCTAGCGCACGTAACTGACTTACAGCCCTGTCATTCTGCAGTTCAACGGCATAAATCGACAGAAAAATCGTTCGAACACTTGCGCCTGTCGGAGTCTGTCGCTACATTTATCGCATGGCCGCTAACCCAATCGGACCTCAGGTTCGGATCAGAGATCTTCGTGAAGCGCACGGGCTCTCCGTGAAGCAACTCATCGCACGGATCGCCGAAGCCGGACTGGAGGGCGTTCACGAAGACACGATCCGAAACGTCGAGCTCGGCCACAAGCGAGCCAGCGTCCCGCTGATGACCGCATGGTCCAAGGCTCTCGGGCTGATCCCACTCGATGTGTGGCAGCCGCCTGCACGGACGACAGTTCAGTCCAAGTCGGGCCGGGCCGCCTGATGTCTCGCCGCCGAGGGCCGCAGCGCAGTTGGACCTCCAAGGTGCCGCACGGGAACGCTAAAAACCCGCACCTGATTGCCCCTGGACTCCGCAACCACTTCGTGTACCTCCTGGCAGACGAGTCGGGCGAAGTCATCTACGTCGGATGCACTCGCAATCCGGAACAGCGGTGGCGCGACCACCGCACCACCAAGCGGTGGTCATCCGAGGTTGCAAGCAAACGCATGGTCGGGCCGTACGACTACCCCACCGCACGACGTATCGAGCGCGAGCTGCAAGACCTGCATCGGCCCCGCTATGACGCGCGTTTCCGCGCCAGCCGCATTCATGCCTGAAAACCAGCGAAGCCGCCCCGGTGTGACGGGACGGCTTCGACGACAAGTGATTGGAGAACCAATGTCAGTTCCAAACAATACGGCGTCCCTAGCTCGGATCCCAGTAGCAGACACCGAGTTACTTGCAACGATCGTCGAGGGGCAGCCCAATGTGGCTTTCCGGCACGTCGTTGAACAGCTTGGACTCGGGTACGGCAGCCAACTGCAGAAGCTCAAGGGTAAGTCGTGGGCAGTCGTGACGAACATCGTCACGACTGGAGCGGACGGCAAGACCTACGAGATGGTTGGCGTTGACCGCAAGACGCTCACCATGTACCTCGCCACACTCGACGAGAACCGCGTCAGGGAGGAGTGCCGGCCGACGCTGGTCGCTCTGCAAGCGGAAGCAGCAGACGCACTCGACGCGTACTTTCACGCTGGCGGCGCCATCAATCCCAACGCGACCAGTGGACAGCTCTCCGATTTGATGGTGACCGCACAGCAGCGCATCCAACTGCTGGCACTCACGAAGGGCATCGTCGACGATGCCTGGCTTGAGACCAAGGTGCGGCATCAGGTCGCCGTCGCCCTTGGTGAGGAACCTGACATCGAGCCGCTGAAGCGCACGCTGACCGTTTCGGACTACCTCGACCAGAAGGGTGTGAACCAGGCCGGCCAACGCAAGTTCGCTGGTTCCATGGGCGCGCTCGTCAAGAAGCAGTACCGCGAACTCCACAACGATGAGCCGGGTAAGGCGATCCGTTTCGTGAACGGCGCCGACCGCGAGGTCGCGGCTTACACCGAACGGGACCGCGCATTGTTCGATAAGGCGTGGGCGGTTTTCGGATCCGCAATCGAGCCTCAGTACTTCATGCGTGCAGTGGTGACGGCATGAGCATCTCGCCACTCGAACTGCCCATGGCCAAGCTCGCCGATCCCGACTGGGTCGACGCTGCGGGCGACGACGAATTCGAAGCTCGCATTTTGATGTTTCTGGATACTGACGCTCCGCCTCCAGACTGCCTGATGGAGGGTACTCGGATCGACCGATTCCATTCGGCGCTGAGTTTGCACCGCCTGCATGCCGAAAGCATGTTGAACAACCTGCAGGCAGAGAACGCGACGATGCACCAGTCCTGTTTCGCCATGGGCCGCGCCGGTAAGTCTCGCTGGTTTGCATTCGAATCGGAGTGGAAGGTGCGGCGCCGAGAGGTCGTGCAGCGCAAAGCGCGATGCGAAATGCTCTTGCAGCGCGTGAAGCAGAAGCGGTCGAACTTTCGAGAGACCACCAGCAACCGCAATAGAGAGACCATGGACGCAGTAGAGGTTCTTGCGAAAGCGATTCTGGAGCATCGCGAATCCATTGAGTGGTCGGGCGGTGAGACCACCGTGTCCGATCGAGCACTGTGGGCATCACTGAATCGGGCACGTATCCCGCACGGTCGTGCTGGAAGCATCACAGTCCGCGACTGGCTGATGAAGCTTGCTGGTGGCAGGGACGGCGGTGTGTGATGACCGACTCTCCATGGATGACGTTCGCCGAGGCTTGCGCTTACTCCAAGATCGGCGAGAAGAGCCTGTACCGCGCATTGCGAGTCGGCGATCTCCCTGCTGTGCAGGGCTTGTCGAAGCCCAACACTCAGGGTGGTCGGTGGCGGATCCACCGTGATGACCTCGACTCCTGGCTGCGCGGGAACGTGGGCTCCCCGGTCGTGTCGTCGATCCGCCCTCATGGTCGGGGTGCGGCGTGATGGCGTGGGTGGTTCGGATGCGTCTGCACGTGGGTCTCGTGTGCGCCCTTCTCGGCGCCCTGGCCGCAGCAGGCATCTCATGAGCGCCCCGACTGCTCCGCGCCCCACCGTCGACTACGTCGAGTGCATCGACTGCGCCCGCCGCGGCATCGGCCTCCACATCGACATCCTCACCGGCCAGTGCCGCCGGTGCACCACCACACCCACCCGACAAGGGGACCACTCATGACCACCTCTGTCCGAACCCGGTACATCGACGGGCAACGCATCCACACCGGCCACATGACCACCGAGGAACTGGAGTGGTCGGACTACGGCCGCAGCCGGTTCGGTGTCATCCATTTCGTCCTCGGCACGTTCCTGTGTGTCCTTGCGGTCGGTGTGTTGTTCGCCTTCCGCACGGGGGTGTGGGGATGAACGCGCTGTCGGACAAAGCATTCAACTGGATCCTCAACGCACGCGGACCGATCAGCCGAGAGTTTCGCGTGAACACCGTCGCACTCGGCGCCGTCCTTGCACTGCTGGCCGTTTTGGTTCCGAACGCTTACCTGTTGTCGGATGCCGCGCTGGCGCTCGGTGTCGCGGTAGGAGGCGTGTTCGGCTTCCTCGGCGGGTTCATCGTCAACATGACCACGGTCGTGGCGCAGCACCGAAAGGCGTGTGCGGCATGACTGAGGACGACATCCGGGCCGCCATCACCAGCCTCCCCACCCCCACCGCGGAAGCCAACTGGCGCTTCACCGACGGCAAGGAATGGCACAAACACCGCGACGACGGACGCCCCCGCATCTTCTTCGAATGGGGCGACGACGACACCTACCTGTGCGTGTACGCCGTCGCCGACATCCCCACCCACCTCCGCAACGACGCCCTCTACAACCTCGGGCAACAACACCCCCTGGAGCACACCTCATGACCACCCCACAACGCCGGCACCCGTTCGAGATGTTCGCCGCCACCTACGTCGAGGACTGGACCGAATCCGCCCTCTGCGCCCAGGTCGATCGGGATTTCTGCTTCCCGGAGCGCGGCGAGAACGGCCACGACCACCCGTACCGGCAGATCCGCCGCGTCTGCGGTGAGTGCCCCGTCCGCCAACAATGCGCCAAACGCGCCTACGACGGTGCAGAGAAGTTCGGGTACTGGGCCGGCGTCAACGCCGGTGCCGGTTCCCACGCTGATGTGATGGCGAAGTGGGCTGCCATCGCCGGTGAGCAGGTGGCGTGATGGGAGCCAACTACCACGACACCCTCGGCAACGAAGCCCTCGCCATCGCCCTGTCGGTCCGTGATGAGGATCCGCAGATCATTCTCGACACCCTCACCCGCGGCTGCATGTCGAACCCGCTGCGGATGGCGCAGATCATCATGGCGTTGGCGGCGTTCACTCCGGTGGATGAGCCGCAGTCGGTGTTGGTGCAGCGTGTCGAGTCGATCACCGCTCCTCGTGTGGCGGTGGCGGCATGAGAGAGCCCTACATCGGATATGTGGTCTCCCGTCTACCTGACACGAGCCGGGACCTGACCGACCTCGCCCCCGTTGCTGCGCACCTCGACTACCTCGTGTCGATCGGCATGAACCCCACCATGATCGCTCGGTCGGCAGGTGTCACCCTGCGGACAGTGCAGCGAGTGTTGGCACGGGAGTACGCCCACACTCGACGTTCACATGGCGCCGCACTACTCGCCGTGACCCCGCGGCCGCACCGTCAACAAGCACTCGTGCTGTCCTACGGTGTCGTCCGGCGCCTCGAAGGGCTTGCGGTGATGGGCTGGTCGGGTCGCGTCATCGGCGAGAAGGCCGGCATTACCCACCGGTGCCTGCTGTCGATGAGGAACGAAGGTGCTGCGTGCACCTGGAATGTTCACGTGCAGATGGATGCCGCGTATCAGCGACTGTCGCACCTCGACGGTGGCAACACGCGCACGAAGCGATGGGCGGCGGCGCAGGGCTTCACGCATCCGATGCTGTGGGACGACATCGACGACTACGACGAGGTCCCCTCGGTCCCCAAGCCGGATTCCCGTGCTGCGTTCTGGGATGAGTACGAGCACTTCCGTGGCTTTGGCTGGGATGACCGCCGTATCGCGGAGGCGCTGGGGATGCAGTTGGAGACATTCCAGGCTCGGGTGCGGCGTAACTCGGAGGTGGCGGCATGATCCCCGACATTCTCACGGGCACGCGCCTGTTCATGGAGTCGTCCGGCCAGTCCATCGCCACCACACCCGCGTTCCCCGACGACGACACCCGCGCCCTCCGCCGTGCCCTGTTGTGCGAGGAACTGGGGGAGTACATCACCGCGGAAGCGCATGGCGATCTGGTGGAGGTGGTCGATGGCCTCCTCGACATCATCGTGGTCGCTCACGGGACCTTGCTGTCGTACATCGGTCCGGAGGCCGCGGAAGCTGCTGCGGCTGAGGTGACTCGGTCGAACCTCGACAAGATCGTCGGCGGTGTGGTGCAGCGTCGGGAGGACGGCAAGATTCTCAAGCCGGCCGGATGGGTCGGCCCTGACATCGCCGGCGTCCTGCAACAACACGGCGGTGCCCTGTGAACCGCTGCGACTGCCAAGCCTCCCTCGACGGCATCTTCCCCGACCGCCACGAAACCACCTGCGCCACACAAGGCCGCCACAGCAACCGAGACCACCCCACCCTCTGCGGCCGGTCCACACGCAACCCCCACCACCACCTCGGAGTCCTCTACTGCGGTGTCACCGGGGACCACACCAACCACATCTCCTACTCGATCCGTGACGGTGCGCCGCTGTGGGAGTGGGTGGATGGGCAACCCGCCCGACCGTTCGGGCAGAAACGAGAAGCAGCATGAGCATCGACACCACTCGGGTAGCCGTCAACTGGGGCGGAACTACCAAACATGTTGTGAACCCAGAGGAGACCGCCGCACGTGGCTACGGAAAGGCTGCGTGCAGCCTCAGTTCGCACGTGTTCGAACCGGGCGAGATGAATCTTCCGGACCACCTGAAGCGCCTCGGCGCCATGGGGGATGTGAAGTGGTGCAAGCGGTGCGCGAAGAAGTTCGACCTACAAGACGAACTCGGTGAGCAGCCCACGCCCTCGAACGCCCTGGACCGCGTGCGGGATCTCGCTGCGCAATGGGAGAACGCCACCGACTTGGGAACCGGCAACCCGAACATCGTCGCCCGCGCCTTCGCGCACGAGCTTCGCCTCGCACTGGGGGAACAGGCATGAACGCCCTCGAACATGTCGTGACGGACCTGGCACTCATCACCGCCACCGAGCAGAAACTCGCCGCCGTCAAAGCCGAACGGAAAGCCGCCCTCGCAGCGGAACTGTCCCGCGGAACCGTGTACGCCTACGACGGACTCGGTACCGACGAAGACAACCAACTTGGCTACGCCACCGTCCCCAAGCCCACCCAGCCGAAACCGGTGGTGAGCATTGACGACGAGTCCGTCGTCATCCCGTGGGCTGTGGAGGAGTTCGGGGACGGTGTCATCACCACCCGCCTCACCGAGCAGGGCCGCACGTCGATCATGGAGGCGGCGAAGGCCGGCACCCAGATCCCCGGTGTGACGGTGACGGTGCCGGAGAAGCGCCCCGGCACTCCCCGGTTCGTCCCGTCGAAGCGGGTGGCGGAGTTGGTGCAGGGGATGGTGGACCGCGGTGTCCTCGATGTCCGCACCGTGCTGGAACTCCCGTTGGGGGGTCAGCAATGACCGAGCAACGCTCCCTCACCGGCGCGCAGATCAAGCAACTCCTCGAACCCATCAACCCGAAGCGGGTCGTCCGGGACGGCAAGGGCCACAACCACGTCTCCCAGCAGGACGTCGTCGCTCACCTCATCCGGGTGTTCGGGTTCGGCAACTTCGACACCGACGTCCTCAACGTCGAGTGCATCTTCGAAAACCCCCGCGACGACGCCGGCAAGCGGTTCGACGTCTGCTACCGGGCGATGGTGCGGCTGACGATCCGCACACCCGACGGTGTGGAGTTGTGCCACTACGAAAACGGGTCCACTGCCACGGCGCAGAACCAAACCCGCGGCGACGCTCATGACCTGGCATACAAGAGTGCGATCTCGCTGTCGATCAAGCGAGCTGCGATCGCACTGGGTGACCAGTTCGGGTTGTCGCTGTACAACAAGGGCCAGATGTCCGCGCTGGTGCTGGCATCCCTGGTGGGCGCCGACCATGACGGCGCTGATGTGCAGTCGGATGTGCCGCAGCAGGTGGCGTTGGGCAACGACGAGGTCGACCACGCCGACGACGCTGTCACGGCGCAGGTGCCAGCCGCGGTCCAAGCACGTTCCGAGCTCCTGGCGACCCTGAAGTTCAAGGGCGTTGCGGCGAAGGCGGCCGGTGAGAAGTTCCGCACCGACACCGGCAGTGACCTCAACACGACAACGGATGTGGCCGCGATCAAGGCACTCACCGCGTTCTACCGCTCCGTGCCTGAAGTGAAGGCCGCGTCATGACCACGATCCCGGTGGACGACCAACACTCCGTCCTCGTAGACAACGGCATCATCACCATCTGCGGCCCCTCCACATGGGACATCACCGATGAGAACTCGGAGTCCCCGGCTGCTCTGGCGCGTGCGTTGGATGCTGCTGTGACTGTGGCGATGACACAGGTCGGTGGCTTCTGATGAGCGAACTGTCACCGAACAGCGTTGCCCTCCAACTCGCTTCCCTCGGACGCGACCTGGACCGACTGGTGCAGGAGATCGACAAGGCGGAGACGCGGGCTGTCAATGCCCGCGAGGACTACACCGTCGCCAACTCCACGGCGTTCCTGACCGCCGAGGGTGCGATGGACATGCGGAAGCACACGGCGATCGTGGAGTCGTCGGAGTTCCGTCTGGCTGCTGAGACTGCGGAGGCGGTGGTGCGTGGGTTGCGCCGTCAGATCGATGCGGTGCGTGTGCGGATCGACATCGGTCGGTCGATGGGTGTGGCGTTGCGTGCGGAGATCGACCTCATCGGTAAGGACGGTCGGCCGTGAGCGACGAGATCGACCAAACGGTCGAGGCCGAGGAGTTCTCCGTCGAGGACGAGCTCACCATCATGGGCCTCAAGGTCACTTGGCGGCCGACATGAACGAGCGCACCTCACGCGACATCGTGAAGCAACGCAGCCACGGCACCTGCGAAGTGATGATCCCCGGCGTCTGCATGGGCCAAGCCCACTCGATGCACCACCGCAAGAACCGATCCCAGGGCGGGACATGGGACGTCGAGAACATCCTCCATGTCTGCGGTGACGGTGTTCGGGGATGCCACGGGTGGATCACCGAGCACCCGAAGGATTCGTACGAGATGGGTTGGGCGGTCCGCAGTTTCTGGAACCCGACCGATGTGGCGGTGTCACTGCGTGGCCGGCACGTCTTCCTCACTCCCTCCGGCGGCATGAACGACATGCCACCCCAAGCATGAAAGGACTTGCTGTGATCTCTCTGCGTTCTGTGGCTACTGCTGTGACCCTCACTGCTGCTGGTGTCGCTACTGGTGTGGCGATCTTCTGTGGCCTTCTGACGTTGGACACCCTCTACGACTTGGGGGACACCGAATGACCACCGATGACACGCCGGCCGCTGAGGCCCGCGAGAGGACCGCCCGCGACGACCTCGCCGAGGTCCTGGCTTACACGCTGTACGAGCGAAGCCAGTGGGTCCGAGAATGGCCGGCCGATGAGGCCGCACTGCACAGGGATCACAACGCTTGGGAGGACTTCGCCGAGCGCGCCGCCAAGGTCCGCGCCCTGCGTTTCCAGAAGGCCGCGGACGCCATCATCAGCCTGGGTTGGCGGCCTCCCACGCAGGACGGAGAACAGGCGAGCGACGACCTCGGGCATCTCGCCGAGATCCTGTCCGGGCATCACATGGACGGGTTCGCCGACAGCGTGGTTTCTCTCGGATGCGTGGAGTGCAACAACCGCTACGAGAGCGACACCTGGCAGGGGGCGTGGCGTGAGCACACCGCTCATATGGCCGAAGTTGCTGCTTTGGGTTGGCGCCCGCCCGCCTCGGTGATCCCCGCTGACACTCGCCCCTACGAGACCCAGACGGCGGCCCTCGATGCTCTCCCTGTGCACACGTTGGTGTCGTACCGGGACCACGACGGGGAACTCCACACGTTGGAGAAGGAAAACGTGTGGACCGGGGTCAGCGCGTGGCATGAGACGCGAGCGCGGGCCGCTGTCAACACAGACAACCTGGTGCGCAACGAAGTCGACTACCGAATCGACCGGCTCGGTGACGGCTCATGACCCTCACCGCAACCGACCTCTTCGCCGGCGCCGGAGGGAGCAGCGAAGGACTCGCCCAGGCAGGCATTGACGTCCGCATCTGCGCAAACCACTGGCACGTTGCTGTCGCCACCCACCAGATGAATCACCCGAACACCGAGCACCGCATCGCGAACCTCTCCGAGACGGATTTCCGCACCTTCCCACGCACCGACATCTGCTGGGTGTCACCGTCGTGCGTCTGGCACGCAAGGTCTGGTGGCCGGAAGACTCCTCCCGCCGAGCAGGAGCGACTACTTGCGGATGCCGGTGCCATCGACCGGGCAACCGCCTTCGCCGTCATCGCCGCCACGGAGGTACACCAGTACGCCGCGGTGATCGTCGAGAACGTCCGCGAGTTCGCAGCATGGTCGCTGTACCCGTGGTGGATTCAGGGCATGGAAGCGCTTGGCTACCAGGCGCAGGCAGTGACCCTCGATTCGGTGGACTTCGGTCTACCGCAACGCCGGCAACGCTTGTTCATCGTCTTCACCCGTGACGGGAACGTGGACCTGACCCTTCCCGGTCTCGCCCCGGTGCACGCCCAGTCGATCCTCGACGACGACCACGGCAACCCCGTCGTGCGTCGCCTGTACGTCACTCCGCAGATCGAGCAGATCACCGAGAAGTACGTGCCCCACTTGGTGACGTTCCGCCGCAACGCGAAGGCGCGGCCTGCGAACCAGCACCCGCTCGCGACTGTCACGGCCGGCGGTAACCACCACGGCATCGCCACGATCATCGACGACGAACCACACTTCCGGATGCTGAACAACAGGGAGTGCGCTCGCGCTCAGGGTTTCCCGGACTCGTACCAGTTCGTGGGCAAAGCGTCGGATGTGAAGAAGCAGATCGGGAACGCGGTGGCGGTCAACGTGGCCCGGTTCCTCGGTGAGCGGGTCACTGCCCACCTCGCAGGCACGGCGGTGGCCGCGTGAGTGACATCCGGACCGTCATTTACAACGAGCTGCCTCTGCATCGAGCGGAGACGTTGCCGGGTCGCGTGTGGGCGTGCTCGTGCGGGTCGTGGGATCGCCGCGGCGGCTCGTTCGATCTCCACATGGCCGACCAGATCGCCACCGCCATCTTCATCCACGAAGAGGAGTCGAAGTGACCGCAAACGGTGAAGTGAAGTCTGTAGTCGATCTGATCGACAACTGGACCGCGAATCGAAAAGTCATCACCGAGATGTCAGCGGGTCATGACCGCAACATCTGCTGGGCGTGCGGTATTCGCCCTCGCCAGATCTCAGTACCGGGGATCCCGGTGGGCTGGTGCAGGGTCTGCGACACCGCCATGGCCGCCATGAAGGAGGAGGAAGCATGAGCGTCCTGACGATCACCTGCCGCGGGCTCTTCGAGGCCGTCTCCGACCAGAACATGCTGTCCAATTTGACCCGCCGTCTCGACCGCAACCGGTTCCGGGTGGAGGAGTTCTCCCCGTGGGCTGCCGGGTTCGGTGACTACGACGTGGCGTTGGAGCGCACTGCGGGGTTGTTGGCGGAGCGGGTGCGGCGGGTGCCGGGGCCGGTGGTGTTGGCGGGGTACAGCGGGGGAGCGGCGGTCGTCGGTCATGCCCTGACTCGCCTGTCGATCAGCGATCGGCAGAAGGTCGCGTACACGGTTCTCGCGGCCGACCCGAACATGCCCACCGCCACCTATCAGGTCGTCGGATCACGCGTCTCCGGATACTCGGGCATTGCCGGCGAGCGCATGACGATCCGCGACCTTCCTCGGTCTTCCCCTGTGGTGTGGGTGGCGGACAAGGGTGACCCGATCTGCCAGCTCCCACCCGGTTCACCGTTGCGTCGGCTCGCTGCTGTCCTCACGGCCATGCGCCCAGGCCCCGGCAGTCTCGTGTCGATGCAGGCGAACCTGGCCCGAATCGCGTACCGGGACTACTCGTGGTCGGCGTACCGGCAGGCGGCTGCGGACCTGGACGGTTACCTCCGCCGCGGATCTCATGTTCTGCCCTATCCGGCTCTGTTGGCTCGGGTGGGCGATGACATCAACCGGACTGTCCGTTGACCGCGTGGCAGTGGTGCGGTGTCGTCGCCACCATCATCGCCGGTCTCGTGGTGATCGGTGTGCTGCTGCGCCGGTGGGATGCGGGGGACAAGCCGGCGTCGATGATTCCGGGGTCACCGGAGGGGGTGCGTCGTGAGCAGAAGTGACCACCGTGGTGGTGATTCATCCACCCCGGTAACAGGTTGGTGCGCAACCGAATCCGACCGAAAGAATGTGGCGAGCAAGGTGGAAACCGTCGCACTCGGGTGCGAGAATAGACGCAGGGAAGAAGCGAAAGGCCCCACCGAAGGTGCAACTTCGATGAGGCCGGTTGACCGCTCCCCACACCTCCTGGATCTGGAAAGGATCAACTTGAGTGTAAGCGCTGTGGACCAGCCAACCAAGACCGAATTACGTACACATGTGGTGGCGTTGCTCGACGCTTGCCGGCGGGACTGCGAGACGTTCCGCGGCCAGCTCGACGACGCCCACAGGAACCGTCTCCGCTACATCGCATTGGCCCGTGAGTACGGGATGCCGCACCGGGAGATCGGTGAGTTGTTGGGCATCACGGAGTCGGGTGTCCGCAAGGCCCTCCAGCAGGCGGTGGCCTGATGATCGGCAAGGACGGACAAGACCTGGACTTCGAGCGACTGCCAAAGTGGGAGCCGATCCCCGACATGGGGGCACGGTCGACCGCGCTGATGGCCCAGAACTGGGAGCTCATCAACATGGCCGGCGACATCCTCCGCAGCAAGGACGTGCTGACCGAGGAGGACGCCGAGGAACTGCGGGACATCTGGCAGCAGACCCTCGACATCGAAGCCGAGTACGAGAAGGTTCGTGCGGCCGAGTGGCTGGACAACTTCACCCGCGCCCACGGCATCAACCCGTTCGACAAGCGGGGTGCCGCATGAGCATCACTGTCGAACGGCACAGCACACCCGACGCGCATTACACGCTCATCAGCAATGTGTTCCTGCGGGCGAAGGTCAAGCCGACCGCATTCCGGGTCGCCTGCTACGTCCTGAGCCATGAAACGCGGTTCATCCTGACCCAGGAGCGGATCGGTAAGGCGTTAGGTCTGGCGCGCAATACCGTGGCCGCTGCACTGGACGAACTAGAGGAGCAGGGGTACCTGTTCCGCGGCGAAGTTCGCAACGCGGAGGGGCACAAGATCGGGTCTCGACTCGTGTTGTCGGACCGCGGTTTCAGCGACGATGACCGCGCTGCCCTATGCGCAAAATTTGAGCCCAGGGGTGACGATTCAATGCTCAAAAATTGCGCAGACCCATGCTCAAAAATTGAGCAGCATAAGAAGACTATCTCTAAGAAGACTAAAGAGACCTCTGAACTCGAAGGGGAGCACCGAGCAGACGTCGAGGAACTCTGCGCCGCGTTGTCTTCAATGATGGTCGAGAACGGCTGCAAGCGACCCAACATCACGAAGCGGTGGAAGGACGCGGCGCGACTGCTGATCGACCTCGACGAGCGTCCGATGGCCGAGGTGGTGTCGGTCCTCACGTGGTCGCAGCGGGACGAGTTCTGGCGTGGCGTCATCCGGTCGATGCCGAAGTTCCGCGAGAAGTACGACACTCTCCGACTCCAATCCGAGGGCAAGCGTCAACAGGTCGCCGCCGCACCGGAGGTGATGGATTGGCTGCGGGAGCAGTGGTCCACCGCCAACGCGAAGGCGGTCGGTGACAGGTCCGGCATCCACCCACCCCACTTCGATCCTCCCGGCGATCTCGAGACGGGCGAGCAGATCAGCACCTGGTACCGCAACGCCAAGCGTCAATGGATCTCGGAGCACATCGAGGAATGCCGCGACGCGATCATGTCCCGTGAAGGAGTGGCAGCGTGAGGCAGCAACCGCAGGACATCGCACCGATGGACCTGGACACCCTGATGCCCGACCTGAACCGGGCGGAGGAGTCTTTCGTCGACGAGCACGCCGAGTACGTCCTCGGTGTCGCTCTGGTGTCGATGCTGACACGCGACGAGAAGCCGGGACTGCTGGAGACGGTGCACCCGGAGGAGTTCGCCAATCCGCATCTCGCGGAGTTGTGGGCGGCGGGCCGGCGGGTGCTGGCCGCGGGGAAGTCGATCTCGAAGCGGACGTTGATCGCGGAGCGGGACACGCCTCCGATTCAGCGGCTGGTGGCGAAGTGGTCAGGGGAGCACGTAAGCCCCGCTGATTTGCCCGCTGCCGTCCGTTCCGTGCAGGAGGCAGCAAAGGGGCGCAGCCTTGCTCATTCGCTCAAGAGGATCGCGTACGAAGCCACGTCGGGTAGTGACTACTCCACGGTCCTCGACTTCGCTCACCGCCAGTTGGCCGACCTGGACACCTCGAGCGATCCCGTCGAGGGGTACGACTACGCCGCCGGGTTCGATCAGTGGCAGCACGCGGCGGAGAACCATGACGACCGAGTCACACCCACCCCGTGGCCGAACCTCAACGACTTCATCACCGGCGGACTGAAGCCGAAGAAGCTATACATCGTCGGCGCCCGCCCCGGTAACGGCAAGACGCTGATGCTGCTGAACATGGCGACACATGCCGCTTCGATGGGGAAGTCGACGGTCGTGTTCTCCCTGGAGGTGGGGGTGGAGGAGATCATGTCCCGCACCATCACCTCGGAGTCGCGGATCTCGTTCAATCAGATGCAGCTCAACCGGATCGACGCGGAGTCGTTCGACCGCATCAACGCCCACCGCGAGGAGGCGCAGCACTGGCCGCTGCGGATCTACGACGACAACTGGATGAACGTCGAGTGGATCGCCTCGAAGTGCCGGCGCATCAAGCGTGAGCGCGGCCTGGACTTGGTGGTGGTGGACTACCTGCAGTTGGTGTCGTCGTCCTCGAAGGGTATTCCTCGGCAGGAGCAGGTGGCGGAGATGTCGCGTGCGTTCAAGTTGCTGTCGAAGGAGCTCGACTGCGCGGTGGTGATCGCGTGCCAGTTGAACCGTGCTGCGGCGGCGGAGGGCCATCGTCCGACGGTGGCGGAGTTGCGCGAGTCGGGGGCGTTGGAGCAGGACGCTGACGTGGTGATGCTGCTGCAGCGTCAAAAGATCCACGGGGAGCCGGGGCCGGATCTGGACGTGATCTTGGACAAGAACCGCAATGGGGCACCGGGGACGGTGACCCTCACATGGGCTGCACATCAAGCGAGGTTGACTTCATGAAAGCTATCGAGACCCGCTACGGCGGTTGCCACTTCCGGTCCCGCATCGAGGCGCGATGGGCAGTGTTCTTCGACGCCCTCGGTATCCCGTGGGAGTACGAGCCACAGGGGTTCGAGTTGCCCGCCGATGAAAACTTCGCCGAGCCGGCGTACTACCTGCCTGACTTCTTCCTGCCGAACTGGGGTCCAAGGCGGCAGGGGACATGGTGGGAGGTCAAGGGTGCGCCTCCGACCAACGATGAGCAGAACCTCGCGTTCAGGCTCTGCACGGAAGCCGATACGTCGGTGCGTATTGCACACGGAGACATCGGCCGTGGTGCGTTCGACACGAACATCCGACACGTCGGCGGTGCGCCGGAGTTCTTCGGAGTCGATTCGGAGGGGGTCTTGTTCCTGCGCCCAATCTTGGAGGCGGGGGACGAGTTGGCGCCGGAAGCAAGCCATCCTGAGCTTTTGGATGCTTACACGGCCGCGAGGTCAGCCCGATTCGAGCACGGATGGAGTGGTGCGTCATGACCCGCAGTAGAGCGTCCGCGAAGAAGGCCGGCACGGAGTTCGAGACGTTGATCGCGAAGGGTCTGGCGGAGGCGTTGGACGACGACCGGATCGAGCGTCGAGCTCGCAGTGGCGCTAAAGACCGCGGTGATATCAGCGGGGTTCGCATCCACGGGCAACGGTTGGTGCTCGAACTGAAGAACTGTGCGAAGCAGGATCTTCCCGGCTGGTGCAGAGAAGCCCGACTGGAATCAGGCAATGACGATGCCCTCGCCGGCGTGGTTGTGGCGAAGCGCCGCGGCACGACGGACCCGATGGAGCAGTGGGTTCACATGACAGTTCGGGAGCTCGTTGCTCTTATCACGGGGCAGAAGCCGGAGGACGCAGCATGAAGCCTCCGTGGTGGTTCTGCTGCGGCTGGTGGTCCCCGTGGTGCGTGATCGACACTGTCGCCCACAAAGCGTTCAGGTTCAGCGAGAACGGGTTACCGGGGCCACTGGGTTGGATCTGTGACCGCCACGACGCTGCCATGATTGCCACTCTCGTGGGCGAGGAGGACGCAGCATGAGGTCGTATTGGTGGCCCAACGGAGCGAACGCTGATAGCGGTCGGAAGCGCCCGAATGTTGGTGACATCGTTGCCCACGACTTCCGCCCGTGGCGCGTCATGGATGTCCGGGATTCACCACTCCGAGACGGGGAGCCGACGTACTACCAGCCGTACATGCTGCACCTCCGACCCGCGCATCTCGACACCTGGCAGACCGCGATGAACGAGGACAAGCATGGTCGGGTGGTGTCTCACCGCTGGCCGATCCTCGACGAGCACTACCCGGTGTGCGTGAAGTGCGGCGACCTCACACCGTGCCGGGAAGTCACGGCTGATAAGACTGCGGCTGCTTCGATCGAGCGCGCAAGTCGGTACGAAACCGCGGGGGTCTGCCCTGCGTGCGAGGAGGTCGTGACGCATCGGCAGAAGTCGATCACCTGGCAGCAGAACGTGGTGGCGATCCTCGGTCCTCCTGTGACGTTCCATCTTCGCTCGAAGTGCTGGCATTCGGCGTGGGATTACGAGCGGTCGTTGCTGGCGCAGGATCCGAACGTCGAGCGGCGGTTGCATTGCGGCGGCCATCTCACGAATCACGGTGACGGCACGTACGAGTGCAGCAATGGGGCGGAGTGCCCTGGACCGTCGACGTGGCATCAGTCGATGCGGGTCTGTGAGTGTCACCGGCCGCATGTGAACGGGTGTGAGCCTGGCCCGCTTGCGGTGAACCGAGCCGACATGGAGGACGCAGCATGAGCGTCTGGTGGATCCTGGGCCTGATCCTGCTGTTTGCAGTCATCGCCGGGTGCTGCCTGAAACGTAACGGCGTGTTCGCACACCGCAAGGTTTCCCACACACCGCAGGCGAGGGACAGCGCCCCGTACGTCCTCGGTAACCAGCCACGTCTCGCCTATGAAGGGCACCTGCAATTCGAGGCGTTCTGCATGTGCCCGGTGTGCCACCGGTGGGATGCACACAAGATGAGAGAGCCTGTTGCGAGGGCCACGTCACCGGGGAAGATCAACATCCGCACCATCCGTGACGGTGATGATGTGTTCGAGTTGCGTGCCTGGGGACTTGCCGGCGGGCCTGTGGACGAGTCCCCGTTCACGGTGATTCGTCAGTGCGATTGCGGCCAGGAGTGGGGGCAGCGGTGAGGGCGTGTGGGTGTTCTGTGGTGGGTGTGCCTCATGTTCATGTGGTGGGGTCGGACGGGTCGTCGTGGGTGGGTTTTCAGCCTGTGGTGCGGGGTGAAAACGCTTGTGGGGTGGTAGAATTGGGCCATGAGCATGGCTGAGTACTACGCCCACAAGGACGCCGAGACTGAGTCCGGCCGCGTCGATTTCGACCAGGTGCCGAAGCGTTACGGCGGCAATCTCGACACCGGCCATTCGGAGGATCACGATGACATGTGATCTCGTCAACAAGTCCGCAGCGAGCCTCGCGGGGTTCGCGTTCATGGAGACCAAAGGTGCCGACTACCTAAAGGTCGACGCGGCACTGTGGGTTTACGAGTGGGCGAAGGCCAACTCCAAGTCGTTTGGTAAGCGTGGATCGGGGATGCGGGCTTATCCATCGCTGAACGAGATGCGCGCGGCGTTGGCTGAGAGAGGGTTGAGATGAAGCCTACCGAGACAACCGAAAGACTCACGCCTGAGGCCGGGATCGCGAAGGTGTTGGACCTACACCGGTTCCTCGGCTACGCGAGCGAAACGGCTAGGAACGCGCACATGTGCTCGTGCGGTCACTTCGGTTCACACCAGGAACACCTGGCCGCGGTGATCGTCGGCATTCCCGGTTTTGCGGTCGCCCCGACTGCCCTACTGTCGGAGTTCCGCGACGACGAGCCGTGCAGTTTCGATCACCACGGGGGTTGTCAGACGCACGGGCACCTCGACATCGAACCTGGCGAGTTATGCCCGATGGTGCAGTTGCGGCAGACGATTGACCATGAGGCCACCTCATGACCCCCGAAGGTCCCTACGAGGACACGGTCTTGTCGTGGCATGGACTCGACGTCACTATCGATTTCGCGGCATTCAGGTTCACAACCCCTCCGTATCGTTCGGTGTTCTTCCCGGAGTTGAACAAGCCGTGGGCGCCGCCGACGGATGCAGAATTGCGTGAGCTGCTTCTGTCGCATGGCTACCCCGCAGATGAGGTCGCTGCGTACTTCCTGCGCCGTGACGAGGCTCGCCGAGAGCGTGATCGGCAGTTGGCGTGGGAGGCGACGTTCCGCGGTAAGGCGACGATGGCGTGGCGTGGGTTCCTCCGTGAGTCGACGTGGCGTGTGTCGGCGGCGTGGATGGTGCTGCGTCATGGCAAGACGGAGGACGACGAATGACCGCGGCGGTGGGTGTCGCGACCCTGACCGAGACGGTGGTGGTGGACAACGGAATCGAGGAACGATTCAACCTGTCACCTCCGATGATCGGTGATGACTTCGAGGTCCACGACCGTTGCGTCGCCCTCCAAACGCAGGGGATGACGGACATCTACGCGCTGGACGATGATGGGTCGATCTTGACGAAGTCGAGTGACATCCTCCGCCCCCTCGGTGTTGTGAACTGGGTGTCGATGTTTGTGGCGGACCGTCCGTGCGATGCGGTGGATGCACTTCGTTACTGCGGCTACGAGGTGGTCCGATGACTGACACCGTCGAGTACCACCTCACCATCACCCCTTCCGGTGATCCCTCCGACCACCGCACTGTCACCGGTCTCCCATGCCCTGATTGTGGTCGTTCCACGTTGACTCGTAAGTGGTTCGGGTTGGCTGTGGTGTCGGGTGTGGGCCGGCGTTCTGTGTTGATCGATTCGTGCCCGTGTGATGCGAGAGGGGATGCGCTGTGAGTGACGAGATCCGAACGGTCGCGGACCTCGCGAGGGCTGGGAACGTCACCGACCTCGAGGACCTGCGTTTGCTGCACAGCCTCGCTAAGCGTGGACCCATTGGCCCCGCGAAGTTGTGGTCGGAGTTCTGCCTGTACAAGCGGCACGCGGAGCTCGCGTCACCGTGGACCCTGCCTGACAACCCGATTGCCATCGAGGAGTAGCCGTGACGACATGCAAGCACTGCGGCGAACGGATCGAGCCGTACCCGAATGGACTCGCCTGGTTCCACCCGGACAATGTGCGCGGGAAGAACACATGCCAGATCGAGCCGTACGGATTGCACGCGGCACCCCACGATGTTGCCTGCACCAACCCGTGCATCGCCGCATGACCGACTGGGATTGGGTGACGGTGTTCATCCTCATCATGGCCGCTCTGGTGTGTTGGGCGGTGGCGTCGTGAGCACCCTGCGTGTCGACTACGACGGCGATCTCCTGGACGACCTGTTCGTCACGGATGTGAAGTCGGTGCACTTCGAGGCGATGACGGACAACACGTGGTGGATCGGCGTCAACACCAACGACGGCCGCACGGTGCACATCAACTGTGGTGCGGTGAATCCGAAGGCGAAGGGTTGGGCGACCATGAATGCGGAGGCGACGTCGTGACCTCCCTCCACCCTCGTCTCCAAGCATGGTTCTGCCGCCACGGTATCCACGACAATGTCCACCTGACCCCTGTGGGTGCTGTGTGCAAGGACTGCGGGCATCAGCTCATCAACCACCACATCGAGGAAGAGGCGTCGTGAGCGGATGGCCGCTGATGTACGGCTACACGGAGATTCTGTGCGACGACTGCGCAGAGATTGTGTACCGCGGCCGATTTATCGACAACGCTGCGCAGTTGATCGCCGCCCACGATCTCGCGTGCGCCAAGCCGTTGTCGTCGATGCCGGAACAGTCACGGTTGAGGGCGTTCGTGGATCGCCTTCGGTCCCACGAATAACGTTCTGACAACTTGCTTTTCAAGGTCGATACTGTCACCTCTGGGCGGTAAACTTGCTGGTAGATACCCCACACCCGCACCGGGTACCGACCAGGGAGACCGCATGAACGCCGATCACCTGTTCCTCGCACGGCACGAGATGGACGAACTGTCACGCATCCTCAAGTCCATCCCCGACCTGGCCGACGACATGGAGGTCACACGCACCCGGCAGGACTGCATCGCTCGGGAGAAGAACGAGAGCAAGATGGGCCGGCGCGGACGCGAGCAGCCACTCCCGTACGGCTCCGCTGCTTCCGAAGCCTCCGACCTCCTGCACTCCACGTTGGTGTCATGGATCCGCCACGTCTGTGAGCAACGTGGAGTGGAGTACATCCCCATCGGCTATACCCACCGCCACGGGCGCGGCTACGGCCCTCTGACGCCGCGTGAGCGTCGACTGCCGCAGGGGTACGACGAGAGCAACTTCCGCGACCTCTGCCACTGGTTGCAGCGGAACATCGTGGCGCTGGCGATGACCGAAGGCTCTGAGGAATCCCTCGACGAGATCCACCACGCTTACACGGCCGCACGTCAGACGGTGGACCTCCCGAACCGCAAGGTGTTCCAGGGATCATGCGAGTGCTGCCAGGGCGATCTACTGGCGTACCAACTCGATCAGTTTGCCGTCTGCGCCGACTGCGGCGTGGTGGTGGACAAGCAGGCCAACGATGCGCGGATCAACTTGGAGATCGACGGGCGACTGTTCACGGCGACCGAGATGGTGACTCTGGTCGAGGCTCGACTGGGCGTGACCCTGAACCGCAAGCGCATCTACAAATGGGCCGACCCGAACGAGCCGAGCAATCATGCGACGGGTCCGAAGTTGGTCACTCGTGGACTCGCATTGGGGTCGAACGAGAAGCTGTTCCGCGCCGGCGACGTGTTCGCATTGGTGAGCAAGGCTCCTGTCGCGGCGTAAAGACACGCTGGCGATTTTGCAGGGCGCCGGGGAATGGCTCGTGATACGCTTCGCGTGCGGGAAAGTTGATCCCTTTGATCCATTCCGCAAATCCCCTCAAACGTCCCCTGCTCGTAGCGGGGGAATGCTGACCGTCTGTGTGCGGGTCGGCCCTCATGCGCCTGGGTATCGCGGGTAAATCTGCCCATCACCTTCAGAGGAGACCATGTGACGATCATCGCCGCCGTAGCACGAGGTGGACACGTGGTGATGGGGTCGGACTCGGCAGCGAACTACTCGGGGTCCATCGTCTACAAGGCCGAGGGCAAGATCGAGCACGTTCCCACCAACGCCCGCCTGATCCCATGATCCGCCGGATGTTCGTCCGCGCCCTCGATCACATGATCCTGTGGCTCAACGCCTTCGGTCACCGCATCTAGACCATGCGCGCTCTGAGGTTCCGTGCCAGTGGTTGGTACGACACCCACCACACTCTCGCGTTGCGGTGGATCCTGTTCCGCCTCTCCCACGATTCGAGGTTGCGGTGATGGAGACCATCGAGGATCGCATGGTGTTGATCCGGGCGAACATCGCCAGGATCGAAGCCGAACCTGCGGGTGACGAGCAGGACGAGTTGGTACGTGTGGAGCATCTCGATGTGTTGCGTCGGATGTTGGACACAGAGCTCGACACCTGGTCGGTCATCCACTCCCATTGACGGTTCCGGCACTTCCCCCACCTTCCGGTGTCTGCCCCTATGGCGGAGCCGGAACCGACCTACATCCGAGGCTGCAGGGCATCCGTCCACTGATGGCCGTCGAAGTACCGCACGTACCTCGGGTCCACCTGATCCGGGTACCAGCCGGCCGCAACGGTGGGCTGGGTGATCTGCACCGGCTCAGGCCGCTTGTCCCCCACCCTCACGAGGGCACGCACCACCAGGAACAGCAGCAGCAATGGCAGCCCCACGATGAGTACGGCGCCCAGTCCGATGCCGTCGCCCTCCATTTGCGCGAGCAAGAAGATGACGACGATGACTGCGACGATCCATCCCAATGGGGTAAGCCCGCGCTTGCCCGACTGCTGATCCATGCACCCATGATGCCATTGCACTTCGGGTTGCACGCACCGAACCAGGGAGGTCGGTATGGCCGACACCAATCCAGGTGATGGGCAGGCGGAGAAGCTGCGCACCTACTGGACCACCGGCAAAGGTGGACTCGCCATACGGTGGGGAACATCCGGTGACTTCACCCGCTGCGTCCGCAAGCTCGACGAGCACATGCCAGGCAGAGCCGAGGGGTACTGCGCCAACCTCCACAAACGCATGACCGGGATGTGGCCCGGGGATGCCGGCAACCGATGACCTGGACCGGTGAACGCAGCGCAGACCTTCCACCCACCCACGAGTGGCGGAAGATCAAACGCGCCGTCCACGCCCGAGACCACTACCGCTGCAAGAGCTGCGGGTACAAAGGAACCTACGAGACCCTGGACTGTGACCACACGGGGGACAGGGCAGACCACAGGCTGGAGTCCTTGCAGACGCTGTGCCGGCCATGTCACAAGGTGAAGACCGGTGAGCAGAGCCACCAGAGCGCCCGTGCCAACAGGGCCAAGCTCACCCACCCGCAGACACACCAACGTCACCCAGGGTTGACCTGAAGGCCCAGCAACACGCCCCAGGGGTCCACCCCTCCCCCCGGCCTATGGGGAACAG